GCCCGCTGGGCCTGGGGCCCGCTGGGCCTGGGGCCCGCTGGGCCTGGGGCCCGCTGGGCCTGGGGCCCGCTGGGCCTGGGGCCCGCTGGGCCTGGGGCCCGCTGGGCCTGGGGCCCGCTGGGCCTGGGGCCCGCTGGGCCTGGTATCCCTGCAAAAAAGCCCAGGCCTTGAAAAGCCCGGGCTTTTACGCGCGCAAGTTTTAGGCCCTAGGCCTGGGCCTGGGCTTGCTCCAATTCACGCGCGCGGGCCTGGGCTTTCTGCATAGCAAAAAAGCCCGCGCGGTAAAAATTCGGATAATCTTCTATGGTTTTTACTTGCGCATAATGCGTGCGGGAATTATAGCGCGGAAAATTCGCGCAAATATTAATTCTTTGCATATCCCCGCGCGCGCGTGCATTATCTTCTACTATTTGGGCTTGCGCATAACTATCGCAAGGAAAAATCAGTTTATTAATTTTCCCTTGTGCAAGGCCCCAGCCCGACAAAAAAGGATCCGTCATGGTAACATAATGCAAAATATTCGCATAATAAGGAAAATTAGGTTTCATGGTTTCAATTCCCCGCTTTCTGGGCCCGCTGGGCCCTATATGTTTTGTAGATATACGGATAGATCATTTTATCGCGCATTATATAGGCATAATGCGCGCATTTTATAAACCCGCGCCATATCAGGCCCAGGGAATAGGCCTTATAAATCGGCATATCAGGCCCAACGGGCAAGGCCCAGGCCCAGGCCTTGCAAGTATTTTCTAGGGCCCGCAAAATTGCCAGAATAAGCCCGCGCATTATTAGATCCCCGCTTTCTGGGCCTGGGGCCCGCTTTCTAACTTATTTTCCCCGCGTTTAATTTTTTCTACCCAGCGGGCCTGGGCCCGCGCGCAATAATCCGCGCAATTCTGCAAGGCCCGAATTTTTGGGGCCTGGTTTCCGCCATAATAGATCCCCGCAAGGCCTAAAATCTTCGCAAAAGTTTTTTCCCTGGGCTTATATCCTATATGCTCAATATATGGCCATTTATCCCTAATAATTGCCCCTTTTTTCTTTTCAGGAATTCGGATCAGGATATGGCATATAGTCTGCATTTTTGGATCCGAAAATTCCAGACTAGGTATGTCCTTGACCAAAAATGGTCCTTGCCCGTTCATATCATACTTAAAAACAAAACTATTGCCCCAGGCCCGCAAGTAATAGATCAATTCGGCAAGCCCGCTGATTAAAAATGGCGCGCAATAAATCGGATCCTTATCTTCCGATATTTTTATTTCCTCAATCTTAAAAAGCATGATCAATTCCCCGCTTTCTGGGCCTGGGCCCGCAATATCAACATAAAATTAGAAACTAGGAAAATAGAAAACAGGCCCAGGGATACCAGGCCCGCGCGCGTATAAATAACAGGGAAAGCCCAGGGAAAAAACAGGCCCGCGCGCGCCATGAATAGGGATACCAGGCCCGCGCGCAATATGCCCAGGGATACCAGGCCCAGCCCGGAAAATACCAGGCCCAGGAAACCCAGGCCCCAGGCCCGCAAGCCCAGAAAACCCAGGGAAACCAGGCCCAGGGAAACCAGGCCTTGCATTATCAGGCCTTGCCCATACCCCAGGTCCAGCCCGGGCCCGCTTTCTATAATCTCAAAAGTTAAACCATGGATATAATCCAGGGATACTAGGCCCAGGCCCAGGATCCCTAATAGGCCCAGGGATACCAGGCCCGCGCGGGCCTGGGCCCAGGGAAACCGGGCCCGCTTGCGCAACATATAGACAGGATACGCGCGCATTAATTCCCCGCTTTCTGGGCCTGGGCCCGGGCTTGCGTTATTTTGAATTCCAGCCCGCGCGCGTGGTTTACCGCATGGATTATATATTTTTCCCAATATGTATAAGAATATTCGGGGATGTATTCGGGCTGGGTTTCTGGTATCCAATCCCGCGCCAAAATTCGGCGCGCGCCATTTTTCGGCAAGGCATAAAACCGGAAACCTTGCGCGATTAATTCCCCGATTTTTTCCCGCGTTGCCTGGTATGCTCTCATTTTAGATCCCCGCTTTCTGGGCCCTAGGGCCCGCTTTAATTTTGCCGATTAATCAGCATAAAAAACATAAAAAGCATGACAAAAAACCTGATCCCCAGTACCACGGGGATCCTTCACCCAGCGGGCCCCACAATATTCCACCATATCCCCGCGCGATATTCCGTAAAACGGAAGATCCCCGCGCATAACGGGCCAGAAAAAAAGATCAAATTCCCTGGCCCTGTACTTTCTATCTCGCGTTGCCTTATCCATGGTTTCAATCCCCGCTTTCCTTAACTTCTAGTCACATTATGCCTTAACTTTTAGGGCCTGTCAAGGCCTTTTTTTAAGTTTTTTAGAATTATTTTCTAGGCCCCAGCGGGCCCAGAGCCCAGGCCTTGCCTATTTTCGCGCGGGCCTTATATATGGAAAGCGGGCCCGCTTGCGCAAGGTTCAAGGCCCAGGGCCCGTGGATATGGCGCGCGGGCTGGGCTCTGGGGCCTGGCAAAATAGGTCATAAGCCCGCAAGCCCGGGCCCGCTGGGCCTGGTCCTGGGCCCGCTGGGCCTGGCATAATGCGCGCGGAAAAGTACAAAAGGGAAATTTGCGCACGAATTCACAAGATAAAATCCTTTATATATCAATAATTTATGCGGGCTTGTGTCCGATAATAGGGATTATGTTAACTAGGGCCCAGGCCCAGGGAAAGCCCGCGCGCGGGCTGGAATTCTGCTTTTTCTGGATTTCGGGCTTAAAGGACGGAAGTTTTTGCATAAGGCCCCCCCTTGGCGCAGATTGAGACACTTGGCCCTACTTGCAGTTTACCAGGGGTGGTTCAATAATAGACACAACCTTGCTCATTACCACTTCCAGACCTGGCCGGCCGGGCCATTTTCCACCAGGCCGTTCCGTATCGTTTTCTTTTTTTGGCAAAAACCAATGGTCAAAGTTATCCACAGGATAACATGGCCTTGTATAACGGAAAAAAAGACTTTTCCACTATCGTTACTTTTTAGCCAAAGAAAACGATAGTTGGGGTGTCAGAAACTTGCTATTGTTTTTTCAAAAAAAAGTAACGATAAACTTTACAATGTCAGGAAAGGCATTTTTTTCTGGTTTTATGGCGACCTATATATAGGGGAATTTTGGGCATTGTTTTTTTCAAAACAAAGAAAACGATACACCGGATTAGAAATTTTCCGTTACGCCATGCGCACTTACCCTGTTAAATATTTGGGGCATTGGAGTTTTTACCCTGTTTTTGAAAAAAACGGCCTAGTTCCTGGGGTCTAAATATAGAATTCCCTGTTCATCGAACAAAATTTCCGTAGTTTTTATGCGAAAAATCGAGTTTTCGCAAAAAAAGGGCCAAAAACTCCAATGGCATCAATTTGCTTATATATAGGTAATAAGGGCCAGCATTGGTTTCTATGTTTTCAGGTTTTGGCGTGCAGAGGGCCAATTTTCCGTTGGCCACGGTTCCTGGGCCCTGGTCCTTGGTGCCAGGCCGGCGGGGCGGCTGGCTGGCGCGCAGGTGGCGCGTGGCCGGCGCGGGGGATGCGCGCGGGCGGTTGGCTGGCGCGCAGGTGGCGCGTGGCCGGCGCGGGGGATGCGCGCGGGCGGCTGGCTGGCGTGCAGGTGGCGCAGGTGGCGCGTGGCCGGCGCGGGGGATGCGCGCGGGCGGCTGGCTGGCGTGCAGGTGGCGCAGGTGGCGCGTGGCCGGCGCGGGGGATGCGCGCGGGCGGCTGGCTGGCGTGCAGGTGGCGCAGGGGGTGCCCGTGGGCGCGCGGAGCCGGCGCGGGGGCCTGGTGGCGTACTCCCGGGGCCGGAGCCGGGCAAGGGGTAAGGGTCCGGGCGCGGCGGGGGCCTGGCTGGGGTCAAAGCATTTTACGCTTGCGTTTTACGGAAAGTGGTGGTAAAGTGGTGGATGTACTGGCGGGGGGATGCCGTTGGGGTGTTCCAGGGGTCGGGTTCCCTCCCATGCTTTTGGGGTATTTCAGGGCATTCTCCCGCTGGTACAAGGTAAAGAAACTTGTTCCGCGTGAAACATCCGGGGTGTCCGAGCCGGCGATTGCCCCCGCTTTCCGCTGGTGACGGCTTCTGGCCTTGTGATTGGATTGGCAGGGCCGGAGTAGGAGTAGAGGCCTACCCCTGGTCCAGATTTGGTGGGCTGCGGGGCATGGTAAGTCGAACCGGATGCCTGGGCAGCCATGGGGCGCGCCTGGTGGCGGCGGGCAGCATACCCGGCCCGGCGGCAGGTGGGCGCGCCGAATTTTACGGACGAGCGTTACCTGGGGCAGACCCCCTGTTACAGCAGGGCCCGGGTGATGGGTAAGGTGGGCCCGGGGCCGGGCTGGGATACCTGGCCTGGCCCCGGGCCGAATGAAAGCGGGGAAAGGGGGTAAAGCGGGGATGATGGTGATTTGCAATTCCGTGGATCGCGGGTGCGCGGATCCGCTGGGCACTTTCCGGCCGAACAGGTGCTATCATTCGGTAGAGCACGACAGCAAGGAATACCCGGAAAGTTGCCGGATGAAATGTAGGCGGAAACCCAAGGCGCGGTGCGTGCCGGTAGAGGAATTGAAGAAAACGAAAAACGGGAAAGGGGCCTAGGACCATGGAACGCAGGAACATTTTTTATCCCGAGGAAGTTGAACGTGGAGGGCATTTTCAAGCGGCGATTGCTCCGTTGATCGGGGCTTGCGAACGGGTGGCGCGGGCCATTGAAGGGAAAAGCCGGGGTGAGATTTGCTGCCCCCGGTGCGGGGGCTGGGCGGTATGGCACGTTGCAGACCATGGCGGGCAAGTGATTATGTGTCTGTCCTGTGCGGACAAACTGATACCTGGCTTTTCCAAGCGGGGATGGCAGGATCCATCCGAAAGGGCCAGCCAAGTATCTGAATTGCTGGATGCCATGGTTAAACAGGCGGAGCAAAATGGCCCATGACAGGATAGCGTTCGAGTACATGGCGGTGGATGCGTTGGCCCCGTGGCCGGCGAATGCGCACGTCCATCCGCCGGAGCAGATTTCTTTGCTCCGGCGCAGCATCCGCGAATTCGGGTTCATCATTCCCATCCTGATAAACGACAAAAACGAGATATTGGCCGGGCACGGGCGGATCCAGGCCGCGAAACAGGAATTCATCAAAGAGGTTCCCGTTGTCCGGGCCAGCCACTTGACCCAGGCCCAGCAGCGGGCGTATGTGCTGGCGGACAACCGGCTGATGGAGCACGCGGCCTGGGACTTTGAGATAGTGCATCAGGAATTGGAGGGGTTGAAACTGGACGGATTTGACTTGTCCATCACGGGGTTCAACCTGGCGGACGTGGAAATAGACGATGAAACGGCGCACGGGCTGGGGTTGGACCGGCCGGCGGACGATGATCTGGATGAAGATGCGGACGTGGTGCTGACGGTGCCAAAAGCGTTGGCCACGGAAGTCAAGCGGTGGTTGGCAGCGGGCAACCGGATAACGGCCGTGGGCATGGGCAAAGGCGTGGTGCAGCGGTTGAAGGCAGAAGGCGCGATCAAGGAAGAAACCCGTGGCAACGGATGATTTGGCGAACAAGGCCGATAACAAACCAACGGCCCAATCCATAGAGGATGAATTAATTGGGCCCTTGCCGAAATCCCTGTCTGTACCGCAGTTCTTGCAGATTTTGACGGTCTTGAAACTTGGCGGCACCCTGGCTGACGCGGCGGCGTTGGCTGGTTTTAATCCTACCACCCTGAAAAACTGGCTTGAGCGGGGATTCCAGTTGGCCATGAGCGGCGCAACCTGGAAAGACATACCCATCACGGACACGGAAAGCCACGGGATAGCGGCCAGCATTCATTTTTACGAGCAGGTGCTAAAGGCGAAATCGGCCGGGAAACTGCGGCTATTGCGCAAGATCAACCGGAGCGTGGACGCGGGGAATTGGAAAGCGGCGGCATTCCTGTTGGAACGGCTGTATCCAAAGGAATTTGGCAAGAAGGACACTTTGACGATAAAAGGGGATTCCCATGACCCGGTGCGGGTAGCCATGGACATGACGCCTGAAATGCGGCACGCGCGCCGGGTGGAATTGGAGAATATGCGGCAGTTGACGGGGAATGCCGGGCAAACGGCAGACACCGTGGAGTTTGAGCCGGTGCAGGGGGAGAATAGGCCCGAGCCGGCCACGGAAGAAAACCAAGAGGGGGATGAAGAATGAGTTTCAACCTGGAAGCGGGAACGGACAAGCGGCTGGGCTGGCTGCGCGCCTGGGCCAAGAAAGAGGGCATAGCCATGGTGGTAACGAGTACATTCCGTGATGCCCGGACCCAGGACATGATTTACGCGCAGGGTCGGACTATTGCCGGGGGCATAGTGACGTATGCGCAGGGCTGGCAATCCTGGCATAACGTGGGGCGGGCATTCGATATTGCCTTTTTCAACGGGAAAAAGGTGGTGTATGACGGGCCTTTCGCGCCCTGGGCCAAGGTGGTGGAGAAAGCCAAGAGCATTGGATTGACATGGGGCGGCACGTTCAAACGCAAGGATCGGAAAACCGGGAAAATGGTGCCTTTTCAAGACAAACCGCATTTCCAGTACGAATTCGATGGAACGGGCGTGAAGCATTCATTGAAGCATTACGTTGACGAATACAAGGCCACGCATTGATGGTCATGGGCCCGGCGAATCAAGAATTGGTTGAATTGGGGCTGGTAGAGCCCGGGGTAAAGAATTTCAGTCCGACCGATGAAATGGCCGCGCTGGAATTGGCGGAGAATTATGCCAAGGCAGAGGAACGGCTGGGTGATTTCGTAAGACAGGCCTGGAAAGTGATAGAAGGCCGGCCATTCGCGGATAATTGGCATATTGACGTAATTTGCGAACATTTGGAAGCCCTGGCCACGGGCCAGATCCGCCGGCTGGTGATCAACGTGCCCCCGCGCAGCACAAAAAGCACGATCATTTCAGTTTGTTTCCCCGCCTGGTGCTGGATTGACGATGCCCGCTGGCAGTTTTTGACCGGCAGCCATAACAAGGACTTGGCAATCAGGGATGCGGTGAAAAGCCGGCGGTTACTGGATTCCCCGTGGTTCCGCCGGGCCTGGGGGGACAGGTTCCGGCTCACCACGGACCAGAACCAGAAAGCCAGGTACGAAAATAACCGGGGCGGATACCGGGTAGTTTTCGGGTACGGATCCGGAGTGACGGGAGAAGGCGGGGATTTCCTGTTGAACGACGACCCGCACCCCGCGCGCAGCAGCGCGGCCGATTTTGAGAATGACGCGGAATTTTTCGACCAGGAATTGAGCACCCGCCTGAATGATCCGGAAACCGGGCGCATTGGTGTCATTATGCAACGGCTTGGCCCCCGGGATTTGACTGGCCACCTTTTGGAACAGTCAGGTTGGGTGCATCTGATGCTACCGTTAGAATTTGAACCAGAGCGGCGGTGTCATACGGTGCTGGGGCCGGCCGACCCCCGGACGGTGGAGGGCCAGGTTTTGGATCCGAAACGCTGGCCGCTGAAAACGATAGCCGATATGAAAGTCCACTTGGGCGCGCACGGCGCGGCCGGCCAGTTGCAGCAGCGGCCGGTCCCCAAGGGTGGCGGGCAAATTAAGTTGGCGGATTTTCAGGAATTTATTGAACCACCCGCGCGCCACCTTTGGCTGCGGAGCATGGAATTTTGGGACACGGCCGGCACGGACACAAAGAAAAGTAGCCATTGGGCGGGGCTTTACATGGTGCAGACCCAGGATATGCACCTTTGGCTGATGGATTTGATCCACAAGCGGTTTGGCTATCCGGAGGGCCGGCGCGCGGTAGGGAATTTCTACCACAAACACAATCCGGACAAAGCATTTATCGAAAACAAGAGCACGGGCATTTCCCTGTTGGGGGAACGGTTAGAGCATGAGGATTTGGCCGGATGCAATTTGCTGGGCTACGATCCATGCACGGACAAGAACGAAAGGATGTACGTTGAAACCGGCGCGATTGAAGCCGGCCGCGTTCACGTTATGAAGAATGCACCATGGCGATTTGAGTTCAACCAGGCAATAGAAGGGTTCCCAAATGGCATCAACCAGGATATTATTGACGTTTTTTCAATGGCATTGTATCATTTCCATAGGCGGCGGCTGTACCGAGTACGGAGCGCATAGGAGAAAACCCCATGGGATTAATTGAACGGGCTTCCCGCGCGGCTGGAATTCTTCTTGGAATCAATCCAACCAATTCGACTTCTTCGGCACCCCCGACCGCGCGTGCCCGTACAGTCATTGGCGACCCTTTCATGGCTGGGCAAACGATTTGGAATCAGGATAATTATGCCCAGTTGTCAAAAGAGGGATACCGGAATTGCGTGATCGCGTATCGGTGCGTGAATGAAAAATCGGATGCGTTTTCGTCCGTGCCCTGGACCATGTTTCGGAAAACCGCAGCCGGCCGTGAACGGGTCATGCAGCATCCCGCGTTGGATTTACTGGATCGGCCGAATCCGAAGATGGGTGGCGCGGCGTGGCGGGCCATGTGGGCTGCCTATTTTGAGATTTCGGGAAATTCGTTTACGGAAGCAATCCGTGTAACCGGGGGCCAACCGACCGAATTGTGGTTGTGGAGGCCGGACAGGGTAAAGCCAGAGGCCGGCAAGAACGGCGCGCTGGTGGCCTATGTTTATGCGGATCCGATGAATCCGGGGAATCCGAAAAAGGTTTGGCCGGTGAACCAAGTTACGCTGCAAAGCAATATGCACCAGGCCAAGAAATTCAATCCCATGGACGATTACTGGGGCCTTTCCCCGTTGATGGCAGCGAGTAAAGCCATTGACACGCACAACGCCTACACCACTTGGAACAAGCGGCTTTTGGACAACGCGGCAATTCCGCGCGGCGTGGTTGAAGTGCCCGGGAATTTGGACGATAAAGAGTTTGAGGAATTGAAACAGCAGTTCATTGAGGAATACGTTGGTTCCTTGAACGCTGGCAAGCCGTTGATCCTTGAAGGCGGCATGACCTGGAAAACCGTGGCCTTTACTCCCACGGAAATGGATTGGTTGAACGGCCAGAAAACAACGGCCCTGGACGTATGCCGGGCTTACGGAGTACCAGGCCAGTTACTTTCCATCGAAGATCCCACTTACAATAACTACAAGGAAGCCCGCGCGGCATTCTGGGAAAACACGGTCAACAACATCCTGACGTATTTCCGTGATGAAATGCAAAACTGGTTGCTCCCAATGTACGGCGAATCGGATCTGGAATTGGATTACGATTTGCGGGAAGTTCCGGCATTCGCGGAACGGCGGGATGCTTCCTGGGAACGGGCAATCAAATCCGAAGCATTCCTGACGGTGAATGAACGGCGCGCGATCCTTGATTATCCGGAAACGGACGGCGGGGACGTGATCCTGGTGCCTTGGGGTATGCAAGCCCTATCCCCGGATGAGCCCAACATGGGCGTGGGCATCGGGCAAGCGGAAACCCCTATGGAGCCGTCTGGCAGCGCGCCGGAGGCGGGGGGTGAAGAAAATGGCGAAGAAAAAGAAGAAAGCCGGGAAAAAGTGCGGTTTATCCGGATGCTGAAAGAAGCCGGGTGGAAAGACAAGGACATTGACGCGCAGGTGAAATTGGCCGGGTGGGCTTCAAATACCGCAGAGTAGGGGTGGGGTATGGTTATTTCGCTACAAGACATTCCGTTTTTTGATCTGGTGGTTCCTGGTCCCCAGGGGGTGCGCTGCGCCTATACGGTGCCGGCCCTGGCCAGGCCGTTTGCCAATGAGCACGCTTGCCGGCACGAAGATCCTGACAAGTACGAAGCAATCCGCCGGGAAAATAACTGGCAGGAGCATGAAGGCAAACGTATGGATGCGATCTGGGGCATTACGTCCGGGGGCGTGGTGGAATTGCAATCTGTGCGGTATCCGGCTGGCGAATGGGCGGCCGACGATGCCCGCGCGCATTGTAAGAGCCATGGCGGAATTTCCTTTGAAGCGGCCACTTCGGCGCGCGGGGCTATCCCATACCATGACTATGGCCTGGCAGCGGAAAGCGTGCCCTGGGACGGACCCAGGGAAATGGCCGCAGCATCCGTGGAAACCTTGCGGGATATTTGCGCCTGGTACGATGGTGAAAATCCTGATTTGAAGGGCAGTTACAAGTTGCCCCATCACAGGGGCAGCGACAAAAAGGCGGTTTGGCGCGGCGTGGCGGCAGCCATGGGGGCCTTGCTGGGTGCGCGCGGCGGGGTGGACATACCAGCCGGCGACAAGCGCGGAGTGTATCGGCACCTTGCTAGGCATTATACGGCTTTCGGAAAGGAAGTGCCGGAATTCCAGGCCTGATTGTCAATCCAAAGGATGCGAATGCCAAGGCATCCTGGGCGCACCTTGCCCTGAAAACCATGGAGGGGCTTGAAGCCACCATACGGGCTAGTATAAGGGCAATTATACTAGAACAGGCGGCGACCGCGCGCGGGATTTACCTGGCCACGGGGTCATTGGCTGCGGCGGAATCGGCCGTGGAAACGGTTGGCCGGGAAGATTGGCCAGGGGTGATCCAGCCGTATTGGCGGCGGGTGATGCGCATTTTTGGTGAGTTGTTTTTTCAAGATTTGACGGGTACTTTGCAGCCAGGCCGATCCATTTTACCAACCAGTTTTTCGTTGATCGGGCGCGCTAACCCTTTTGAAACCGTGTTGCCAACGGCCACTTTCTTTTCCATTTTTTCCATGAGCGTAGAGGAATTTATTATAGCAGAAACGGCCACTTACATTCAGGACGTGGACAATACAACCAAGGCCGGCGTGCGCCGGGCCGTGGAAACGGGCATGGCAGAAGGGATGAACACGGCGGGGATTGCCGCGCGGATCTACGATTTTGTGGGGGGCCCGGCGGGGGAAATCGCGGCTTTCCGGTCGGACAGGATTGCCAGAACGGAAACCGGGATGGCGGCGAATTACGCTTGTTTTTCCGGGGCCGAATCCACTGGGCTGCGCATGACCAAAATGTGGAATGCCGTGAACGATATGCGCACGCGCAAAACCCATGCTGCGGCCAATGGCCAGCGGGTAGGGATGAAAGAATACTTCCTGGTGGGCGGAGCGCACCTGATGTATCCCCAGGATCCGAGCCCAACGGTGCCGGCCAGGGAACGCATAAACTGCCGGTGCGTGCTGAATTACGAAGTGGACCAGAGCGAATTCACCAAAAAAGGATGGTTTTGAACCATGGACAAAGACGGGCGCGGGAATTGGGTGTTCCCAGGGGAAAGCCAGGGATTGCTTCCAGTGGAGGAAATCATGGCGCGGTTGTTACCGGGGGATGTGGTTTTTGAATCGTCCAGCACCCTGTTGAGCCGGCTGATTTCCTGGGTTTCCCGGGATGCTGCGGTGAAAAACTGGGTTCCTTCTCATGTGGAAATCGTGACGGGATACAGTGTCCCGCGCGGGGCAATTACTTTTTCTGCGGAGGCGCGCGGGTATATCCCCCGGGCCTTGCGCCGGCTATTCGATTTGCATTCCAGGGTGGAAATTTGGCGGCCCCTGGGCCTGGAAGAAATCGAACGTAAGCGGCTGAAAAGGCAGGCATTTTTCTTGTCTGTTGACGATGAAGGGTACGGGGTGGCCGAATTCCTATCTTTCGGGTTGACTTTCATCAAACCAAAGGCCGGGAACAGGCAGAACATTTGTTCAGAGGCCGTAGTTCGGGTTTTCAACGCTGCCGGGCTGCCCTTGTTTGGAAACCAGGATCCGGAAAAGTTGCGGCCGTCTGACATTTACAAGCGGGTGGTGCTCAACCAGGACACCGGACTGAAATTCGGATTGGTGGCTGTCATATAAATTTTTCCAGTTTTGGAGTATAATCCAGGGTTGACAATCAGTTGACTTTGGAATATACTCCAAGCAGAGGTATGCCATTATGGAGCATCTTGAAGTTAGGTTCCGCGCAGAAAATGCCACGGATGAGGGAGTGTTTGAAGGCCGGGCTTCTGCATTCAACGTGATAGAACCTGGCTACAATACGCGATTCCGCTTTGGCGCATTCTCCCGCACGTTGGCAAATCGAAACATTCTGGAAATCAAACACCTTCTTGGACATGAGGCCAAGCCGCGTTCGGTGGTCGGGGTTTGGGATGAAGTCAAACAGGATGCAGAAGGCCTTTCTGTGCGCGGCCGGTTGCTGATGGAATTGCAGGATGCCAAGGATACCCTGGTTCGATTGAAAGCGGGGGCTTTGGATTGTCTTTCCATTGGCTTTGAACCTGTACGTTGGGAAGATGTACGGGAAGCCAATGGGCAGATGATTCGTGATTTTCTTGACGTGGACCTTTGGGAAATATCCCATGTTGTATTCGGGGGCAATCCTGGTGCCAAGGTTGCTTTGGGGACCGTGCGCACCACAATACGGGGATTGGCTGGAAACCCACGGGAATTGGAGCGCGCCTTGCGTGATGCTGGGATTAGCGAAAAAGATTCCAAGTGGATTGTTTCCAAGTGCAAGGAATTGCCGGATTCCATGCAAGAAATCGAATCCCTGAATGGCTTGCTTACCGCAATACGCGACACAAATCTCAAATTGAAAGGACAAGGGTAAATGCCTTCTAATCTTTTGACCCGTGAAGGCGATCCGGCTCCGGCGATTACGCTGGAAACGATTGCCACCAACGTCCGGGCCCTAGGCGATAGCGCAAAAGAGCAGAACGACCGGATCCAGCGCGAATGGGCACAGTTCAAGGAAACTCTGAATGGCGCGCAGGGCCGCGTTTCTGCGGAAACCGAAGAAAAACTGAATCGCCTTTCGGCCAGCATCGTGGAGCGTATGACGGCCATGGAAAACGGCCAGAAATCCCGTTTGGATTCTCTGGAAACCGCTTTGCAGCGCACGTCTTTCGCGCCGGCCGCCGGGGCTTCCCTGATTACCCGGGAGCACGTTGCGGAGTGGATGGCCACCCGCGCGGCTTTCGATCAGGGCGTGGAAATTCCCGATGAGGGGTTCTGCCCGGATGCCATTCGGCAAGAGCACGTTGACGCTTTCCTGACCTATCGCAAGGCATTCCGTGCCTATCTGCGCAAGGGCGGGGACGATCCCAAGAACATGGTTCCGGAAATCGTACGCGAATTGTCCGTTGGCGTGGATCCGGAGGGCGGCTACTTCGTCACCCCCGCGATTTCCGCGCGCATTCGCGCAAAGATTTTCGACAAGAATCCCATGCGGGAAATCGCCGGCATGGAAACGATTTCCACGGATGCCCTGGAAGTCCTGATCGACTACGACGATCTGGATGTGGACACGGCGGCTGAAAAACAGGCCCGCGTCCCCACTTCCACCCCGGAAATCGGCAAGATCCGGATCGTGGCCCAGGAGTACACCGCTTCTCCGCTGGCCACGCAGAAGTTCTTGGAAGATTCCGCCGTGGACGCGGAGGCCTGGCTGGGCCGCAAACTTGGCGACAAGTTTGCGCGCAAAGAGGGCTACGACATGGTGCTGGGTGACGGCGTGAACCGTTGTTCGGGCTTTATGAACACCACGGTTTATCCGTCCGTTACCACGGAGCCGAGTTGGGCCCTGCACCAGATCCAGACCATCAATTCCGGAAGCACGTCTGGCCTTTCCTACGATGGCATCACGGAAATCCTGGCGAATCTGAAAGAGGATTACCACCGGAATGCCATTTGGGTGATGAAGCGCGCTGCCATTGGCCAGGTGATGCGGATCAAGGACGGGGACGACCGTTACATTTTCGCGCCTGTGATGATGGACGCTGGGCGGCTGATGATGACTCTGATGGGCTACCCCATCCGGTTCTTCGATGCCATGCCGCTTCCGGCCAACAACATTCTGGCTTACGCCTTTGGCGATTTCCGCGAAGGTTACACTATCGCGGATCGCATTGGCATGAGCACCCTGCGCGATCCGTACACTCGCAAGCCGTTTGTGGAATACTACACCCGGCGGCGCGTGGGCGGCGGCGTGACCAATTTTGACGCGATCAAGCGCGTGAAGTGCGCAGCGTAATCGCGTAGAAAGGGAGAAAATCTGACAATGCGTGACCTACACAACAATCTGGCGATTGCCCAGAATATCAAACCCCAGGCGATTGCCACGTCTGGCAACGTGTCCGGGGCTACCGTGGACCTGGCCGGCTTTGATGCGGCCGAGTTGGTGGCCAGCGTTGGAACGGCCGGCGTGACCCTGTGCGCCACGATCCGTTTTGATGTGTTTCTGGAAGGCGCACCGGACAACGGTACGGGTGCCCCCGGGAGTTGGACCGCGATCACTGACGCTGACGATGTGATCGGGGCCATGGCGGATATTGCCACTGGCAAGGTGGTGGCGATTGACAGCGCGGCCAAGGACGATCAGGCCTACAAGATCGGCGTGGTGAATGCGGCGACCGGATCCCGCCGTTTTGTCCGTTTGCGTATCGCAGCGGTCGGAACGCACGGCACCGGCACCCCGTTCGATGCCATTTCGATTCTGGGCTGCCCGGCCAACGCGCCGGTAGCGTAGTCTGGTAGCCGGGCAACCGGCACCAGGCATGAGAAGTTGAATTGGGGGCCACGGTTTTGGAATACGGCCGATCCAAGGCCGTGGCCCCCAAGTTTTTAAGGGGTGGACGATGGCGGCGTCATTGACCGAAACGAAAAAGGTTAGAATTCTAGTCACTGGCCTAGGTTCTTGTGACCAGATCCATGCCAAGCCATACCATGCCGGCGAAATTTACGATGTGCCCAGCAAAAACATGACAACGGAATTGGCAGAAGTCATGGTGGCTGATTCAAAAGCCGAATGGGTGCATGATCGTAAATCCGCCCCAGCAAATCGGGATCTGGGTGTAGCCCCCATGAACCGGGCCACAAGGGATCGGGCATGACATACCAAACCACAGCATTTTCCCGGGTAACTGCGCCGAGCATTCTACCCGTTAATTTGACGGAATTGAAACAGTTTTCCCGCATTGACATTGACGCGGAGGATGCGATTCTGTGCGCATTCCTGTCTGCGGCCACCGAAAACGTGGAAGCGTATGTACGGCGCGCGTTATTGACGCAGACTTGGCAATACGCGATTTCCGAATGGCCAGGCAGCAGGGTACTCCGCGTGCCCAGGCCACCGTTGATCCAGGTGAATTGGATTCGCATTCTTGATGATGCCGGGGGATACGAAACGCTTTGCGCCACGCTTTACTACTTGAACAAGCGGTCCCATCCGGGGGAAATCATCTTGACCAATACCGCCACGTTTATTGCGCCTACCCGGTATCCGTATGGCATTGAAATGGAAATTCGGTGCGGGTATGGAAACGCGGCGGCGAATGTGCCCATGGAATTGCGGCAAGCCATTTTGGCTTGGGCTTCAAAGATGTATGAAGAACGGGTGCCGATGAAAAAGCCGCCCATGGACGTGGCGGAAATGCTTGCACCGTGGCGGGTGCCGATGATATGACGCGGCTTGCGTATCGAATGCAGGACCGTATCCGCCTTGAAAAGAAGGTGCAGGTTCCGGTATCTGAAACCAATTTTGCTGGATTTCGGGACACCTATATCAGCGTTGCCGAAAGTCTGATTTCCAACGGCGATTTTTCGGCCGGCTGCGCGTCTTGGCTTTTGTGCGCCGGCTGGACGATTGCTAACTCCCAGGCCACTTGTGACGGCACCCAGACAGGGAATACTTCGCTGGCGCAATCGGTTGTGCTGGTGCCCGGCAAAAAGTACGATGTGGGCTTTTTCGTTTTGAGCATTTCAGCCGGATCCGTGCGGGCATTGGTAGGCGATACCCTGGGGACGGCGCGCACCACGGCGGGGTACTGGCAGGAACAGATCGTGGCAGGGGCCGGGGGCACGCTGGGGATCCAGGGGGATGCTTCTTTTGCCGGCGTGGTTACGTTGGTCATGGCTGCGGAAGTGGTGGAGGTTTGGGCGGAAGTCAAGCAATACCTTTTCGGGGAATGGGTCGGGGGCAAGCAAATTCGGGAAACCGAAACCATGCGCGCCACTTTCCGTTACCGTAAAGATTTTGAAAGCGACCATTTCATTTACCACGTTGGCCAGGACAAACGATACAAACTGACGCAATTCCGGCACGTTGAGTACGAGTACATTGAAGCGGCCATAGAGGAAATTGAAGATGCCGCCTAGATATACCAGAATCACTACCAATATCCCGCGTCTGGAATTGCGGCTGCAACCTTTCACGGATCCGCCGGAATTGGTATTTTATTTGCAACGCTGGCCTTCTTTGGCGACAAACCGCGTGTACCGCGCGCTGGTGGCTTCTGCCTATGCAATTCAAGGGCGGATTCGGCAATCCTTACAAGCCGGGGGGAAATCCGGTAGGGTGTACCCCTGGAAAGTTGCAACCAAGGCGGAAAAGCCGGATTTATGGGTTGGGCCGATGCCCAATGGTTTCGTACTTCCGGCCGTCTTGCGCCCCAAGCCGCATATTGCAAGCGCGCCTGGCCAGGCCCCAGCCACGGATACCGGCCTTCTTGTCAAACGGTGGATCGTGGAACAGGAAAAGGCCTACCGGGAAGTTACGGTGGGCACCACGTTGAAATACGCTGCCTACTTGGAATACGGGGCCCTGAATGCCAAGATCGATCCGCGCCCATCTTTCCGGCCGGCGGTCAATGCCGAAATACCGTATATGCTGGCCAGGGTGAATGCAGCGTTGGGAGCCATGATCAAGAATCCTACTTTGGGCCCAGGATTCAGCACAATCCTATGAAAATTTCACCCATCATTTTACGCATTCGGACAGCAGAAACGGCTCTGGGCCAGCGTGTAGGCGGCGTGGCCGATTTGAATGCGGTAACAGAGGAAACTTTCCAGACCGGATTGCCTCTGGGGTATGTGCTGCACCTTGGGGATCTGGCCGTGGACAATGACAATGATACCGGAACGTCCCAATTAGTTCGGGATCGGATCGGCGTTGTCGTTTGCATGGACAACCGGAATGACAAGCAAGGGCTGAAAGCGCACGATGAAGCGGACGATATTCGCGTTCAAATTGACGGTGCGATTTTGGCCTGGACCCCGCCCGGCTATGAAACGGCAATCGAGTACCGGGGAAGTAGTTTGGTGGAAATGAACCGGGCCTACCTTTGGTGGATGTACGAATATTCCGCTGACCGGCGGCTCACGGAATTGGACGGTGTAGATCCGGAAGATATTTATGGCCCCTGGGTTGATTTTCTGCGGTTTTGGGGCTATATTCAAGCGACCCATACGCCATTTACCGGCGTTGTGGACTTTACCGTTGCCGAGCCCCCTAGTCCGGTAAACCAGGAGGTTTGGCTAAACATGGGCACGGGTAATGGTTCCGTGACGGGCCAACCCGTTGTCAAGAATACGGTATATTCCTGGGACATTGGAAGTGGAGAATGGCAGGTAGTTCCATTCGATGTGGAAACATTGGTGGAATTGCCCCAGTAAAAGGGAGGATTTATGCCTGATTTGAGAATCCTATTTGTTCCGAAATCTGGCCTGGTGATCCGCGATCCAGTTTCCGGCAGGGTCGTGCCGCCAAGCGGGATTTTGGTGCAGGATTCCAAATTTTGGCGGCGGCGGGCTGCGGAGGGGTCGGGTGAAATTGCTGACGGTTCCACCCCCGTTTCGCGTCCCCCGGATAAACAAAAAGAAGTACGGAGGGTGAAGGAATGATCTCTTTTGTGCAGATTCCGCTTAATCTGCGCACGCCCGGCGTTTATGCGGAGATTGACAATTCGCGCGCCGTTGCTGGGCTAACTGCGGTCCAGAAACGGGCAATCCTTGTGGGGCAGATGTTGTCCACGGGATCTGCAACCGCGAATATCCCCATCCGCACCAATGTTGGGAATTGTGATGCGCAGTTCGGCGTGGGATCCATGCTTGCCAACATGGTGCGGTCCTTTGCCGAAAACAACGAATTTACCGAATTGTGGGGGCTTCCCGTGGCGGATGTGGGCGCGGGCGCGCAAGCGTCTGGCTCCGTTACGTTCACCGGGACGGCCACCGAAGCCGGCACGGCATTCATGCTGGTGGACGGCAGATCCTATCAGGTGGGGATTACCAAGGACGATGTTGCCGCTGATGTGGCGCAAGTCCTGGTGGATCTGATTACTGCGGATGGAACGGCCGGGGTGACGGCGGTTCGTGTTGGGGATGCGGTAACGATCACGGCCCGTCATAAGGGCACGCTGGGAAACAAGATTGACCTGCGTATCAATTACGGGGACAATCAGGCACTTCCGGCGGGGATCACGGTTGCTATCGTGGCCATGAGTGGTGGCGCAACCGACCCGGACATTACCACGGCCCTGGGCAACCTTGGGGAAACCCAGTTCCATTACGTTGGCAATCCATTTTCTGACGCCACCAATCTCACGGCGTTGGAAGATGAATTGGAGGATCGCAACAATCCGCTGGTGCAGTTGGAAGGCCTGGCGTTCACGGCTGCCAGTGACACGCATGGCAACCTGACCACGTTGGGCAATAGCCGCAATTCCCAGTTCAATTCGATCATGGGAATTTACAAAAGCCCGTCTAACCCCTGGGTTTGGGCGGCGGCTTACACGGCGATTGCCTCTTTCTACCTGACCAACGATCCCGCCCGGCCGCTGCAAACCCTGGTTCTTGAGGGGATTTTGCCCCCGGCCAGAACGGATCGGTTCACCTTGGCGGAACGCAACAACCTGCTCTATGACGGGATTGCAACGGCCAAGGTAACGAATGACGACAAGGTGCAGATCGAACGGTCCATCACCACTTACCAGACCAATCCGACCGGCGTGCCGGATATTTCGTATCTGGACGTGGAAACGATGGCCACCTTGTTCTTCATTCGGGAACAGTTGCGTATCCGGATTGCCTTGCGGTATCCCCGGTACAAACTGGCTGGGAATGAAGCGATTGTCCGCCCTGGTTCCGCGCTGGTGCGGCCGAAAGACATTCGCAACGAGATTATTGCACTTCTGGCCGAATTGGCGGCTGCGGGGATCGTGGAGAACATCAACGCTTCCCAGTTGGTCGTGGAACGGAACGACACCGATCCTAACCGGGTGGATGCCCTGATTCCACCGGATATTGTCAATCAGTTCCGCGTGTTTGCTGGCCAGATCCAGTTCGTGCTTTAGAAAGGGGTGAAAGGCAAACATGGCGACCATTACCGGACGTGTTGAAATCCGTGTTAGCGGCCAGTTGCTTCTTTCCAAAAAGGGAGCAACGCTGCAATTCGGCGGACCCGAGCGCAAACCGATTGTGGAAGATCAGTATCACGGCTTTGTGGATGAATTGCAGCCGGCCGTGGTTACTGTCAATCTGACGGATCGGGACGACATTTCCATCACGAATCTTTGCAAGGTGACTGATGCCACGATCTTTTTTGAAGCGATCAACGGCAAAAGTTACATTCTCCGGAACGCAACGTGCAAGGGGAATCCTACGTTGACGGCCGGGGAAGGCGAAGTTTCCATGGAATTTTTCGCGGAAGGACCGCCGGAGGAAATCACGGCGTAGCAGATTCTAGTTTGAAACCAAATGACGCGGCCAAGAAAGGGTGGTAAAAAGATGGCACAGAAAACCGTTGTACTGACGAAACCCGTGATGGATGCCAAGGGTGCTCCGGTGAAGGAATTGATTGTTCCGGATCCGGAGGACATTACCCTGGGGCAGTTAGGCATTCTGGATGAGGCGAAAGGCGACTATTCGCGGTTGATCTACATGATTTCTGCGATTTGCAATTTGCCTGTTTCCAGCGTGCGCCAAATCTGTTTCAAAGATTTGGAAAAGATCAATGAGGGTTTTTCGGATTTTATTGGCGAGAACCAGAAGGGCTCAAAATAGATATTGGCCGTCTGGTTTATTTTTTCCGTTTCCAGCCCAGCGAAATGAGGGCCATGCGCAGGACTGAATTTGAATTCTGGGTGGGCCGCATGAATGCTGTGGATCGGGAATTGAGAAATTCGCCAATAGACTTGGAGAATTATTAGCCCATGGCTATGCAATTCACCCTAGGTATCCGCCTGTCTGCGGTTGACCGGATGAGTTCTGTTATCAACCGCGCTGGCAAGGGTATTCAGAAATTTTCCGATAAAAACCGGGCCATGTTTGAGCGGTTCCGTACCGCGTCATTCCCAATGATCGCGGCGGGTACGGCCATGGTCGGTGCCGTTGGGCTGATTACTAATGAAGCCGTAGCATTCCAGAAAGCCATTTACAAGGCGGCGTCTTTGGCGCGTGTTACTGGGCCTACTCTGGAAAAGTTACGGGAAGAAATGAGCGCGCTGGCTTTGGATTTGGGGCCTAAACTGGGCATGATGCCCGTTCAATTAGGCGATATTATGGAACAAACGATCCAGGCCGGCGTGGAGCCGTTGAAAAACAACCGCATGAGCAAAGAGTATGCGGCATTCGTTGAAAATGTTACGCGACTGTCAAAAGTGGCCGGCGTGGCCCCCGCAGAAGCCGTACTGAATATCAATACGGCCTTGGGGGCCTTTAAGAAAACATTTGACAAGGCCCTGGTGCCGATGGAGAAGCGCGTTGGTCTTGTGACGGATGCCCTTGGGGTAGGCGCAGCCAGTTCCGTTGTTAGCGTAAAAGACTTGACGGAATCCTTGAAAATGGTTGGCCCCCAAGCCCAGATGCTTGGCATGAATTTGAATGAAACCGTGGCCATATTGATGGGTTTTGCCGAAGCAGGTTTGCGCGGCACGGTAGCCGCAACGGCATTTCGGCAAACGGTTGGACGGTTGACCACTCTGCCTACCAAACCACAAGCCAAGGCCATGGCAGCCCTGGGCTTTGATCCTTATATTAAAGGATCGGGGAAGTTAAAGCCCGTTGGTAAGATGATTCTTGAATTAGCAAGATCCACCGAAGGGTTGACAGACAAGCAAAAGGCGTATGCATTGGGGGCCATGTTCCAAGCCCGTGCGGTATCCAGCGGTGTTGCGTTTTTGGACAAAAGCAAAGTTGCGCTGGACAAGTTTTTGCCGGCCCTTGCGCAAGGCGGGATGATTTCCCAGATGTTCGGGCAGCAGATAGAGGCGGCAGGTGGAAGATTGGACCAGGCCAACGCGCAATTTTCCGTATTGAAAATCACGATTGCAGAAAACTTGCTCCCAACACTCACGGACTTGTTGATCCAATTAACCCCGATGATTAAACAGTTCGGGGAATGGGTAAAAAAGAATCCGAAACTTGTGGAAAACATCCTCAAGGCCGTAGTTGCCATTGGCCTTTTCAATATAGGGGTGGGTGGCGCATTGGGAGTTCTTGGCAATCTAGGACACGTTTTAGGGATGCTCCCGTATGTGTTCCAGGCGATTGCATTGGCGTTGCCGTATGCCCCGTTTATTTTATTCGGTACGGCGGTCATGCTTGCTACGGTTGCCCTGGTTAGGTTTTTCAAGGACGGGGTTAAATTATCTGAATCCGGTGTCCCAGGTATTGAACAGTTGGCGAAACTGTTTGAATTCATTGGGGAAAAGATCGGGGAGTTCTTCATTTTTGTTCTTCCAAAATGGGGTGCGGTGATTTGGAAGATCATGATTTCCCCCTTTGTATTCCTGCAAAAAGTGATTGGGAAAACAGTCACTATGGTTCTGACAGGCATTACCGATCTGTGGAACAGGATCCCGGCCCCCGTCCGCAATTTCATGGCATTCATGGTAAAAACGGGAGTGGGCGGATTGAGCAGGATTTTCTCGTTCATGGGTGGAGGGGCGCGCGGGGGTGCGCGGCCAGGCGCGGCGGAAACGGCCGGCCCTGGGGGCGCGCGTACTCCGGTTCCACCGACCATCTACCCGGGCGGGGGGCGCAGCCAAACAGACATTAACGTGAATGTTCGGCCGGCAGCCGGCACGGCAGCGAATGTTTCCAGCGTGGATCAAAAAGGCAAACAGCGGCCCAGAGTAAATGCCGGTGTTTCTGGCCTTGCAGCCCTAGGGGCATGAGGTAGATCATGGTACTCCCAATACAATTTTCAGGGAATCCTACTTACGAAACTGCCCAAGTTTTTGGGGATCGTACCCCGGGGAATCCTGCATATAACTGGCGGTCACTTTTGCAGCCGGCCTCTTTTAGAGGCGTGGATTTCAAGGTGTCCACCAACGACACAACGGTTGGTAGGCGTACTGCACTTCACGAATTCCCGTTGCGGAATCGTCCTTATGTAGAGGATTTGGGACGGTCCACCCGGCGTTTCACGATTGACGGCTTTTTGATCGGGGATAATTTCCTAGAGCAATTAGCCGATATGATTTGGGCCATGGAAGCCCCTGGCCCTGGCACGTTGGTCCATCCTATTTACGGGAAAATGGATGTTTCCGTAATTCAAGATACTACTTTTTCTCACATTATGCGAGAAGGGCGGATCGTCCGTTTCCGTTTTGAGTGTATCCAAACAGAAGAAAAAATGCTTTTGCCCGAAGCCGTGTCGGATGCTCCGGCATTAGTAGAGGATCAAGTAGAAACTACGCAGAATGCCAATGTTGACCGATTTGTGGCGCAGATCCCGCTTTCTCTGGTGACTTTCGATTTCCTTGACCTTTTGATTTTGGCCAAAAAGTTATTGGCCATGTTGAAAGCAATTACCCGCGCGATCAAAGCCATTATCCGGAGTGGGCTGGGCTTGCGGTGGATTGCCGATGGACTGGCTGGAATTCTTCAATTCGTGAATGACATGGACATGGCTTTCGCAGGGTTGGTCACTGACTTGGCTGCAACCTGCGCGTTGATCAAATCTTCACTTAATCAGTTAGGCGCGCTGGCAACCGGCAAGCGTAAATTTGCTGTTATAGAAGCCCTTTTGGCTTTTCCAGATACCATTGACAGTCTTATTCCGCCCGAAAGTGGAGAAGGTACGGTACAAGAACAGGCGGAAACAAACCGTAAAGCCATGACCAATTTGGTGAAGGTGATCGCCGTTTCCGAAGCGTGCCGAGCAGCCATGAACATTGAGTACGCCAGCGCGGAAGAAACAGTGTATATGCTGGATAAAATTGGAAGTTCCTTGGATTCCCTCTTGTCCGAAGCCGCTGCAATTTTCGACGATGAACGGTTTTTTGAATTGCAGACCTTGCGTGCTTTGGTCGTTCAGGCACTTCATAGCATAGGGGATTCTTTGACTTCCGAAGAATCCCAGGAAATTCAGGCCGGGGTGCGGTCCACGTTGGTCCTTGCCTATGACCTGTACGATGATGTGGCCCGGGAATCCGACATTGTAGGGCGCAACACTACCATCACGCACCCAGGGTTTATCCCGTTGAACACGGCAATAAAGGTGTTGGCAGAATGAGTGAGCCGATTGTTTTGAAGGTAAGGGGTAAGGAATACCCTGGCTGGAAAGATGTAAGTATCCAATTAAGTTTGGAGCAGTTGGCCAGCACCTTTTCCATGAACATGACTTTTTATTTCCCTGGGGATATTGCCAAGCAACCGTTTTTCCGTGGGGATTCTTGTGAAGTTTCCTTGTATGGGAAAACGATCATCACAGGGTACATTGATAGTAAACGGGTTTCTTATGATGCCCGGAGTCATTCTGTTTCTGTCACGGGAAGGGATCGCACGGGGGATCTGGTAGATTGCAGTTATACCGGGAAACGCACGCAGTTTAAGAACGTCACCATTGACAAGGCAATCAAGGAATTGTGCGCACCTATGGGCATTTCCGTTGTGGTGAATGCCGATGTTGGCAAACCCTTGAGCCAGGTTTTTAGCGTGGATCCCGGGGCCACAATTTTTTCGCAAATTCAGCAGTTGTGCGGATACCGGGGCATCATGCCGATTTCTTACGGGGATGGTAAACTGTATTTGGAACAGGCCGGGAAATTCCGTGTACCTGACAGTCTTGGCTTGGGTTCCAATATAGAATCGGCGGATTGCAATTCCACGCACGAAGATCGTTTTTCGGAATATATTGTGAAAGGCCAGGGGAAAGTAAAGAAAGAGGATTCTGATGCCAAGCCGGTGTATAATCGCATTGGCCGGGCATACGATTCGGAAATAAAACGGTTTCGGCCGTTGGTCATTATATTGGACGGCGAAGTAACAAACGCGGATTGCCAAAACCGCGCGCGGTGGGAAGCATGGACCCGCAGCGGGCGGTCCCGGGATTTCCTTTATACCGTGCAGGGCTGGAAAATGAGCAACGGGGAGCCCTGGCCTTTGAATCGGTTGATCCATTTGAAGGATCCCCAGATGGTTTTGGATGAAGATTTGCTGATTGCGGGGGTAAATTTCGTTTTGGACCCGTCCAGCGGATCTACAACCGGGCTCACCCTCTGCCACCCCTATGCCTATGTTCCGCATTCGGAAGATCAACCGATGGACGTGGGCAAGAAAGAAAAGAAACGGTCCAGTATCCTTGACGAAGTTTTGGGTGGGGTCAAAAAGAACGCGGTGGAAGTGGCCAAGCAAACGGCTCAAGAAGTCTTTGACGAGATAGAGAAAAAGAGGAAAAAGAAATGATGGACCGCGCGTTCTGGTCTGACTTGGCAAAATGGATTGCCCCGTTGAAAAATCGTATTTTCAATATGCTGGCCCGGGGCGTGCTTGAATCCATTAAGGACAACCCGAACGCTTTTCAGGAATTGGGAATTTCTATTCTGTCTGACGATCCTATGGAAGAAATGGAGCGCGTGCAGGATTACGGCTACACGTCCAATCCGCCTGATGGCTCCCAGGTTTTGGTTTGCTTTTTCGCGGGGAATCGCAGCCACGGAGTAGTTTTCAGGGTGGACCATAAGAAATACCGGGTGACGGATCTTGAAAAAGGGGAAACCGCGCTATTTACGATGTGGGATGCCGCCGGCAATCCGCATAGAATTGTGATGCGCAAAGGCAACAAGATGGAATTGTATGGGGCCGAGATAAAAATTGGGGGTGCCACGGCGGAAGCCCTGGTGAAATTTGCCAGTATGAAAGCCCAATTCGATAGCCATATCCATGGCTATGTTTCCCCTGGGGGAGCCGCAGTTACTTCGGGCCCGGTTATCCCGTTACTGGATTTCGCGTCCACGACAAAAGTGAAGGGGGCCTAACATGGCCACTTGGAAAAGACTTTCGCGCTATGACGGCACGGCACTTCCGAGCAGTATCCTTAATCTGCCTATCTATAACATTCCGGATTTCCCTTCTGAATGGACGTTACGCTGGGAGATTAGTGGCGGTTTTCATACAGAATCCATAGTTGTTGGCGAAGGCCTGAAACTGGAAGATCAATTCGGCCAGTGTAGTTTGGCCGGCATTTTCAGGGTAAAAAATGCGTTGGGCTTGCGCACGCATTGGAAAGCCCGGTTGCAGATTGAGGATCCCCCAAATTTCATCAATCAGTTTTTCGGCATTGGCACCGATGCCAATATCGAATATGGGACGGCTACAAAGCCCGTTTGTGAAATGCGCACCACGGGCACCGAGCCCGGAGGGAGCATTTACTTTTCCATTGGGGATACGATTAGCGGCGTGGTCAATAAATTGGTCACGGCAGTTACTTTGAACATGGTGGACTATTTTGACGTTGTGATCCAGGTTTTACCGGATATTGCGCAGTTGTTCATTAATGGAATCGAATGCGCGTCCATTACCGTGGCGGAATTCCCTGGCTTGCCTGATTTCGTTGCATCTGCCTGGGTGTCCTATTTCTGGCAGAGAGAGGCCCTAGGTACGGGAAAAGGCACGGCGCATATCCTTTTCGCGGAGAATTTTTATCTGACCGGATCTTCCGTTACGGCTTCTTCAACAACCAAGGCCGTTGTTCCGGCGGATGTTAAAACGAATTGGATTTCCCAGGAATTGCACGGCGATTTTTCCGTTACGGACCAGGGGGACTTGCAAAGTGAATTCGGCCTGGAAACGGCCGTGTACCTTTCCCTGTTTTCGGATGCCAAGGCCGCAGCCGATGATATTTTGCCTGGGAATAGCAGGTGGCGGCGTGGTTGGTGGGGGGATAGCGTTGCTGCGGTGACAGGGGATCGGTTTGGTTCAAAACTTTGGATTCTTGGCATTCCTGACCGGGCCAAGACGATTCCAGATTCCTTGAACGTGGCCGAAGAATATGCCCGCGCGGCCCTGGCCTGGCTGACAGAAGATGGGGTGGCTAGTGACGTAAAGGTTCGCGCGGAAAGGATTAATCGCAAAGGAAATAGTCCTGAAATCCTTGGATTAAGAGTGGAAATTTACCGTGGGGATGTGGTACTATTATCCAAGGACTATCAGATGATGTGGGAGGCCCAAGTCAATGCCTAGCACCCGGCCAGAATTGGTGGACATAGTTTCCCGGGTTTTGGGTGACATACAAACCCGAGTACCAGGCGCGAATAGTCTATTGCGCCGGTCGAATTTGAATGTGCTGGGCACGGTTCAAGCCGGCGTGGCGCATGAATTGTACGGCCGGCTGGATTGGATCTTAAAACAGGTTTTTCCGGACACGGCGGACGGCGAAAACCTGGATAGATGGTCCCAGATTTGGGGCGTGCTGCGCAAGGCGGCGGTGCCGGCCCAGGGCTACGTCACGATTACCGGAACGCCTGGCACGGAATTCGATGCGGGGTTGGTCTGGGCGCGCTCCGATACGGCCGAATTCAAGAACGACACCGGGGGCACCATAGGCATTGACGGCACGGTGATCATCCTTTTCACGGCCGATTTGGCAGGTACGGCAGGGATTACGGAAGCCGGGGACACGCTGACGCTCACCACGCCTACCCCTGGGATTGATTCTGCGGCCACGGTGGGGCCCCTGGGGCTCACGGGCGGGGCGGATGAGGAAACGGACGCGGACTTGCTTTCCCGCCTATTGCAGCGCATTCAGAACCCCCCGCACGGGGGCGCGCTGTCTGATTACGTTGGCTGGCTATTGGAATTGGCCGGCGTGACGCGCGCCTGGGGCTTTTCCTGGGCCATGGGCCCCGGAACGGTCGGGCTCACCTTTGTCAAAGACAACGACCCCATTTCCATTATTCCTACGGTATCCGACCTTTCGGCTTCGGCTACCTATTTGGATGGGCATACGGATCCGGCGACCAGTTTTGAGGTTGGCCGGAATGTGACGGCCAAGGTTTTCCTGTATGCCCCTGAAATTCTTTACATGAATCCCACGATTGCGATTTCTCCGGACAATCCGGACACGCGCGCGGCCGTGCAAACCGAATTGGAAGATTTGCTGAAACGCTCTGGGGGCCCAGGGGAAACCACCACTTTGGCTGAAATTGATGATGCCGTTGGGTTTGCTTCTGGGGTGGAAAGCCACAATTTGGTTTTGCCGACAAGCGATTTCGTTGTGGCCACCAATAAGGTTGGCCAGGTAGGCACGATTTCTTGGGTGTAAGGTGAACCATGGCTATTTTGCTTGAAAAACACGCGCTATTGGCGCAGCACCTTTTGCCCCCGGGGCACGCATACCCCAGGGAAATGGACACGATCCTTTTCAAAGTTTTGCAGGGTCTTTTCGATGAAATGGATCGGGTGGATTTTGGAAGCACGGACGCCTTTGAACAAATCTATCCTGATGTGCAAGGGGTGTTCCTTACGGATTGGGAACGGATCGCAAATTCGATTGAAAAAGGCCCGTGGAACGTGGCCTGGTTGCCGATGCTTTCTGGCATAGCCGTAGCCGGGGATCGCGTGCAAGAATATGAGGACTATCCCGGCCGGGATGTTCCGTTGCCTCTGGATCCCTGGGAACGGGTACGGTTTTTGTTGCTCACCCGCCTTACGCTTTATGGCGGTTCAAGCGTGAATTATTGGGAATGGTTCTGCCATGCCCTTGGGTACGATTCTGTGAAGATCACGGAATTTATCCCATGCTGGGCTGGCTGGGCCCGTGCTGGGGATCGCTGTTACGATACAATGTGGTCCAGCGTTTGGGTGCTGCAATTAAGCGGCATCCATTACATAGATGCCCGTGCTGGCCAGGCCCACGCCGGGGATAACCTTATCATTTGGGAAACTCCCCTGGTAATTGATTACATTCAGAAATACAAGCCGGCGCATACTTTCTTGCGTTGGGGCCCGTCTGATGGATATTTGGGGGATGGCTCTGATTTCCTGACTGACGAAAACGGAAATTATTTAATCGCATAGGGGTGAACCATGACGGACGTGAAATTTCAGATTAAAGACGTGACCCATAAGCCCGGTCCATTGTCTGATACGGATATGTTCCTTTTGCAAGCCCTATCGGGCTTTACATATTCCACCACGCGCGCGGACATTTTCTGTGGCATACAGAATTTGTATGCGGCCCTGGTTCATGCTTCCCGGCACGCCAAAGGCGGGGCGGATGCCCTTTTGGCCGAAGTCCTGGGCACGGCGGAAATGGGCACGGCCAAGGTACTCAATCCTGATGGGGCTGGCGGGGTGGTATGGAATAACCTGGGCGCACCAGGCGCGCACGCGGCCACCCATGCGCGGACAGGCGGGGATCCTGTCACAATAGACGGATTGCGTACCGATGAAACGGACGTGAACAAGGTACTCAAACCCGGCCCAGGGAACACGGTTGTTTGGGGTGCGGATGGGGGTGGTGGCGGGTATCAACCAACCAGAGTGATTTACGTTGATCCGCAGTTCACTTCGGATGTTCCCGGGTTTCAGTATTCCACAATCCAAGCCGCGATTGCGTATGCACAGGCAAACGTGGCAACGAAATACGAGATTGACATAGCAGCCGGGACATATACCGGATCAGATGCGGTAGTTGGCGCGGGACCATTTGAAACTCTTGAAATACGTTTCAAAGGTACGGGGATGGAACGCACCGTTGTCAATTTCAAGATTGACGGTTCTGCTGCCTCTTTGGGCAGTTTGAATATCTACGCAGAGGATTTGACTTGGCAGACAATGGAAATTGGGAATAGCCAGGGGGCTATGAATTATTATCTTACCCGGGCGCACGTCAATTCCTTGCACTTGAAAAACACTACCGGATTGGGAAGTGTTGGGCTTCATGCGGTGGATTTCCGGGTGGATGCAGCCACGCATTCGCATAGCGGAATTTATTTGACGCGGACAACGGGCACATTTACGAATGACGGAGAAGGAAGCACCCTGTACGTTAAGGAATGTGACAGCACCCAATTTGCCTTTGGTGCATACGATTCCACTATTTACATATACCCAGATAGCGTAGGATTGGGTTTTGATGGTGCCTCTTTTGTTACGTTCAACTATGTTCCCGCAACGAGTATGCTTGTGGGCACCAAGCAAGTAAATGAAGGCGCAATCGCGGACGGCAAGGTGCCTGTCTATCGCACGGCCAGCGGGAAATTGGAGTACGAAACTCCAAGCGGCGGTTCTGCCTACTACCCGGATCATACTCTTTGGGTGGATGCTGCGGCCACTCCGGTTGCCGGGAAAATCTACAACACGATTTCCGCAGCCGTGGCGTATGCCGAAACGCAGACCGGGGTTTGGCAGATTAACGTCACCCCGGGAACATACACGGAGGATGTTACTAGCGTTGGGCCAACCGTGATTATCATTCAGGGCGCGTGGGGTAGCCGTGGCAATTTGGGAACAAGTTACACGGAAACCTTTGCCCCGCGCATTGTTGGTTCTGTGGTAGCGTCCAACGATTCTGGAAATTACGCCACGCTACTTATTCGGGATTTGAGTATTGATGCCACGGGCAAGGAAGTGAAGGCCGATTCCCAAGCCAAGTTGAATTTACAGCGTTGTACGATTTGGGGTGCGCCTCTTAATCTTGACGGCTCCTACCCCGCAGGATTTTTGGTAGCCGACGATTGCTTGGTGGACAGCGGACCACTTCACGCGCTGTATTTGAACGGGTCCGGTGCATCGTCACGCAATTTGGTTGTCAGGAATTGCACGTTGCGGAACACCGGCACGAATCCACTTATCCGTGGTGGTGCGGATCATACCGTTTGGTTGCAGAATAACCACTACCTTACCAGCAATTCTTATGACGTGGACGATCTTACCGGCACGTCACCTATGATCAATTTGCTCGGCCCCGGCGAGAACAATCTGCGTTTCGCCAATACCGGCAGCGCGACCATTAACAGGTTCAATTCGCCAGTCGGCACCAAGACGGTTGATGAAGATTTGGGGATGCCGGATGGTGGCCCGCTTGTTTGGGATTCCGGCTCCGGCAAATACAGGGTTGGTGGATTATTCCGTCCCAGATATGCAGCCACGGGGGTTACTAGGGGTAGTGGATCGCAAATTTCAGGGGATCGCCATTCAACAATGGTGAATGCCTTGGGGGGAGTAGATGGTACTGCCATAAGTATTCCCGGTGGAACCACAGGAAACGGGTACTCCGTCAATGAAATTCTTACGATTGCTCAACCGGGGTCCGACCTGGATGCCACCGTTAAAGTTACGTCCGAAGTAATGGGCGCGATTGATGGCCTGGAATTGATTTCATCCGGTGGAAATTATTTGACCGGAAACAATATTCCTTTGACGGGAGGCCTTGGATACGGTGCGGAAATAAATGTTGGCTCTTTGATCGGTGGGGCCGTGAAAATGACTTCTACGCCTACCGTGACTCCGGCACCCTATGAAGGTTTGCAAATTGTGTTGTGGAATAAAGGGGCGGATACGGGCACCTTGACGCTACAAGATGAATCAAACCTTTCGGGATCGAAACTCAAATTGCAGGGTGGCGCGGACGCTGTACTCGATCCTGGCGACACGCTTTCCCTGATATGGGATGAAGATTCGGATTTGTGGCGGGAAGTTTCTCGTTCAAGCAATCACGCATAGGAGGATAGTACCGTGCATGAAATCCAAACCGCAGCCCAGGCCGTGAAAGACCTGAATGCGTTACAGACCGTGGCGGTCATTGTGATCGCCGTTGCCGTGGCATGGTTGGTGCCGTCCCCGGCGCATAACCTGATTGTCAAGGTACTCAAGGCCCTTTTGAATGCCCTGAAAAAGCGGGGCAAAGGTAAGAAATAATGCCCTACGCTTACCTGGATGTTGCCCGTAACGTGATCACCACGCGCGAAATGCCCGTGGCCATGGAAACGGTGCAAACAGAATTTCCGGCCGTGGTTGTCCGGATAGACGATGCTCCGGATGGACTATGGTGCCTGGAAAATTGTACGGCGGAAAACGTGCAGCATCACAGGATGAAAGAGGGTATGCCTGGCCAGGCCCAGGACGATTATGAAGTGGTCGAATATCTGGACCTGCTGAAAGCCAAGCGGATTGCAGAAGTTACCTTGAAGAATGAAGAATTGTTCAACAAGGGGGCCCTGTTTGATGGCAAGCGATTTGCCATTACCAAAGACGATCATGCGGGCTGGCTTGCCATTGTGATGGTAAAAGATTCGTTGATCTATCCGTACCAAGTCTATACAATAAATCCACCCGAGCCGTACCTGTTACCCGATGCCAATGCGGTAGTAGGCCTGGTTTTCGGGGTATTGTTTCCCCGCTGCACCGAAATTTACGCAACGGGCCAAGTGATAGACAACGAATTGATGGCGGCGACAAGTAAAGCGGAAATTGACGCGATCATAGATACCAGGGAGTAACGCCCATGGCCGGTAGAGTAGATAATCACGATCAAAATGGCCTTGCCTGGGTAGGCAATCCGTCCTTAAAACTTGCTGCTACCACGATGGATGCCCGCTGGCTAAACGACAAGCAAGAAGAAATCGTGAAATACGTTGAAGCGGCAGGGATCGCACCAAGTCTTTCCAACAACGAGCAAGTCAAAGCGGCCACCCAGATTTTCATTCAACGCCGGCAAGGGTATCTAGTATTGCCTGGTTCTGCCTTTCATGGGCATCCGGACGGCAACATAAGCCATACGTCTTTTTACATTACTCCCAGTCTGGCAAACCAGATTTTTCAGTATGGCCGTTGTGGATTTCAGTTACCCATTGGCACCACGATCAAATCTTTTACTATTTGGGGCTATACAGCATCAGATCCAAATTACGATGTGATAGTCAACATGGTTGCCGTGTATATTCCTACTGGGGCTAGTGTTCTAATGGCCAGTTTGGAAATTGTAGCCGGGGCTACAACGGCGACAACATCCACGATCACTTTGCCTAGAATCGAAAGAAACTGGGCATATAATTTCGTGGTTATGCTGAAAGCCAAAAACGGGCAACCCATAACGAATGCGCGATTTTACGGATTGCGGTTAGCCCTGGCAGAAGTCTGATAGGAAAGGGATTATCATGGCGGGCAGAACGACCGGGCACAACCACTTGAACAACCGTTTTACGGATGGCAACCCTGGCCAGGGGGTCATGCCTACCGTTATTGACGCAGCGTGGTTGAACGATAAACAGGAAGAAATTGTCAAGATGGTGGAAGCCGCCGGCATTACACCGGACATTGACACCCAATCTCAATTACTGGATGCGGTAAAGCATTTTATCGCCACGGAAAATGAAGGCGGGAAATCCTATTCGGCTTCCGACATAATGAATCTCTATACCGCCGGGGTGGTTGCAAATCCGTTGGACAATACCGGAGCCGCAGCCAAACCCGTCACAGCGGATGGAAACTTTGATCGCGGAATTGTTCCCTTGCATTTTATGATGGACGCGAAACTATCCAAGATCACGGTCTATGGCTCTACGGGCGCGGCCGATGGCGCAATTTCCGTGAATTTCAGCCGGATCAACGTGGCAACAGGAGCCACGGATTATCTTGGTGGAGCCAATCTGACAGCGGGGGAAACATCAGAAGAATTCGTGCCGGCCGTGGCCTATTCCACGGTGAATTTTAACTATATGTACCTAGCCACGGTGGAATGCAAGGCGTCTGTTTCCGTGAACAATGCTATTTTCTACGGTTTCAAAGTAGAATTAGCGTATCCATGATAGGAGGATTTTGACATGGCGACTAGGACTGATGCAGAAGGCAACGTGGGGGGAATGTTTTTTAACGGCAATCCCGCTCTGGGTGAACCGGCCACGGTGATCGACGACAAGTGGCTGAATGACAAACAGGAAGAAATTGTCAAGACGGTGGAAGCCGCTGGGTTTTCCCCAGCGGATACCCAGCCGCAGCTTCTTGAGGCAATCCGGTACTTCATTCTCACGCGGAATGAAGGCCAACAATGGGCCGGCCCTGGTGAAATGCGCGCGGTGCAGGGCTTAACAGCCCCGCAGCTGATTTACGCTTCCAGCCCGCCTACCCAGTGGTATCTCCGTGCTTCTGCCACGGGCGCGGCGCAATCCGGGGTCATTCCGATCATCATGCCGCTCAACGCCCGTATTTCCAAGGTTACGGTGTACGGCTTGACGGGTGCGGTGGATGGGACCGTAACCGCCGTTGTCTATAAGGCGGTGCTGACCGCTGGGAATATGGACAATGCGCCGGTTGCCACGGTCACTCTTTCTGCGGGGGAAACTTCGGATTTCGCCGTTCCCGGCGACACGGTGAAGGCAACGCAGAGTTTGGGCGCGCAGTTTTTGGTGTATGTTTCCGTTCAAGCGGCAACCGCTGTGGCCAATGCTCTGTTTTACGGGGTTCGGTTCGACATAGTATATCCGTAATTATACCGAAAGGAATTCCGGGCAGATGGTACTAGGGTTGGTTTCCTTGGCATTGGTTGGACACCACCCTGCGGCCGGCTGCGCAAGTGGCCGGGGCCGTGGAACGCCGCCGCGTCATGCTGGGGTGCTGGCCCTGGTATCATTTGCCCGGTATTTACACCAATGAACGAAGATCAAATCGCACAAATATTCGGATCCCTTGGCGAAATCCGTGGTGAATTGAAAGGGATGAACAAGGCCATGGCTGACCTGACCATCAGCGTGGACCGGGTAAATACCAATGTTAAAGCCACCGGAGAATCCCTGGCAAGCGTGGAAACCCGCACGGAACGGCTTGAATCCGATTTCATTAACCTGCGGGCTGCCATGCCCCATCCCAAAAAGGCGGGTTCAATTTGGCGCGAACGGGGTGCCTTTGCAAGCATTGGGGTTGGGCTTGGCGCGGCGATAGCCGAAATCCTTGCCAGGATTTTTTCGGGTGGCGGGCCGAAATAGTCTTGACAACGGACCAGGGCCCGTGGTAACATAAGCGCAGTTTTGAAAAACGGAAAGGGGAAACGGTAATGGTTGACGAAACTACTCCCACCCAAGAAACTCCCAGAAAACGTGGCGGCGGACCCCGGCTGACGGTCGAACAGAAAGTGGCGCGCTGCGACGAAAAAGAAGCCAGTATTCGCAAGTCCATCGAATCCCTGCAAAAGCGGCTTGAGGATCTTTTCGTTGAACGGAAACGGCTAGGTGGCGAAAAGGAACGTAAAGCCGAAATCGAACGAATCAAAAAGGATGCTGCACGGCGAATTGCGGAATTGAAAAACCGCGCCTAGTAGGCATCCGGCCATGATCCTTGACGGGTACGAATTCCGTACAGACCCTTACGCCCATCAGGTAACGGCCTGGCAATCAGGCCGCGACCGGCAATTCTACGGCTATTTCATGGAAATGGGCTGCGGAAAAAGTAAGGTGCTGCTGGACGATTTCCTGTGGAACGTGGAACGTGGCCGCGTGGATACCCTTTTCATCTTGGCTCCCAACGGGGTACAGCGAAATTGGGTGCGGAACGAAATCCCGGCTCACCTGCCAGACAGAATCAGGCCTACCATCCTACTTTGGACCAACAAGAACACGAAAAAGGTTGAACAAGAGCAAAACGCTTTCCTGGTTTCGGGCGGAATCCGGATCTTCGCCATGAACGTGGAAGCCATGGGCACGGAAAAGGGCAAGATTTTTGCCCAGCGGGTTTTGCGCACGGGCAAGGCCATGTGGGCCATTGACGAAAGCACCAAGATCAAAACCCCGGGCGCAAAAAGGACACAAACCATCATCCGCATGGCCGACCTGGCTTTGCTGCGCCGTATTCTGACCGGCACGCCCGTCACCCAGGGCCCGTTTGACCTGTATTCCCAATTCGGATTCCTAAACAAAGCCGTGATAGGGTTCACGTCCTACACGGCTTTCAAACAGTTTTACGGGAAATGGGAAACGAATTATGTGGGATACGGGAGAACATACGAAAGTCTGATAAGTTACCGTAACCTGGAAGAATTGAAAGCGAAAATTGAGCCGCACCACTTCCGGATAACGAAAAGCGAATGCCTGGATCTTCCGGAAAAGGTGTACGAGCGCAGATACGTTGAAATGTGGCCAGAGCAGCGGGAATTGTATGGGCTATTCCGCGAACGCGCGATTGTGGAAATAAACCAGGACAAGACCATAAACATGGCGAACGTCTTGGTGAAACTGATGCGGTTACAGCAGGTTGTTGGCGGGTTTATGCCGGATTCGGATGCGGATGAAAAATTCGATTGCCCCATCCCCAACAAATCAAAAGACCAAACAAGAATTGCAACGGTGCTGGACATTATCCAAGAAAGCAACGGGAAAGTGATTATCTGGGCCAGGTTTATTCCGGAAATCAAGGCCTTGGCAGATGCGATCAAAGACGAATTTGGAAGCCCAACCGTTGTGGAATACCACGGGGCCATAGACAACGAAAAACGGGTCCAGGCGGTTGCCGCGTTTCAGGATCCAAATAGCGAAGTGCGGTTTTTCTTGGGCACCCCGCACAGCGGGGGAATGGGTTTGACCTTGACCGCTGCGAACACCGTGATTTTCTATTCTAACGATTTTTCCTTGGAAACAAGGTTACAAGCGGAGGATCGCTGCCACCGGATAGGCACCACCAACAAGGTAACATATTTTGATCTGGAAGCCGTAAATACCATTGACGAGAAGGTTGTTGGGGCCTTACGATCAAAACGCAACATGGCCGATTATATCCTTGATGAAATCAGGAAAGGGGGCTGGCTATAATGCCGCGCACCTTTATTGCCCACGACCAATTACGGAAAGGCCGGGACAACGGCGGCATGGTGCAAGCCATGGATACCCGTTCCGCAGAACGGTGGGGCCCCAGGATCGTTGTGTTTCAGGATGCGGATGCGTTCTTGACCCCGGAAGCACAATGGGATTTGGCAAACGAGAAATTGGCGGATTTTACCGTTGACGATTATTTGGTTTGCGTTGGGGCTCCGGACGTGATTTCCCTTCTGACCGTTGCGGCGGCACAGAAAGTGGGAATGACAAAACTAAACCTTCTGGTTTGGAACAAATACGAAAACAGGTACACCGAAAAAACCTTGATCTTTGGAGGAACCAATGGCAGAGAACATGGAAAAACTACTGATTGACGATGCCGGAAAACCGATGCCCGGGGCCTCTGACGTGCTCTGCACGCTTGTCAAACTCTGTGACCAGGCAAAACAAGCCGAAGCGGAAATCAAAGACCAGGAAGCAAAATTGGCCAGGTTGACGGAAGAATACCGGGCCCTTATTGATGATCGCATTCCTGACATGATGGCGTCTTTGGGAGTGTCCACGATCACGCTGGCTTCCGGGGATTCTGTGAAAATCAAACAAGTCATTTCCGCAAGCATTCCAAAAGACGCAGAAAAGAAAGCGGAAGCCCTGGAATATATCCGTTCTACTGGGGACGGGGAATCGTTGATCAAAACGAAAGTGGAGGTTTTGTTTGGCAAAGGTGAAGGGGCTGCCGCCCAAGGTTTGATTGACTTGGTGAAACAGCGCGGGGACCGTTTTTCCTGGGACACGTCCATTCATGCGCAGACCCTTTCCGCATGGGTGCGGGAACGGCTTGAACAGGGATTGCCCATTGACCAGGAAAAATTGAATCTTTTTATTCTCAACCGTGCCGAGATCAAAAGAAAGTAAAACGAGAAAGGCGGAAATTATGGCTACTCGCAGGACTTCTACCCCCGTTCCGGAACAAAGTTTGCCGGGTGTCGCGCCAACGGCCGGCGCACCTATCCCCCAGGCGCAGCCCGTGGCGATCCAGCCCCCGGCCCCGGCTGCGGAGCCCCAGGCCCCCGTTGCGGCTCCCCAGGCCCCGGCTGCGGAGCCCCAGGCGGCTCCCCAGGCCCCCGAAACCACGGCCCTGGCCACGCGGCCGGATGCCCCCCTGGCCGTGGCTGAAACCGAAATGGAAGCCATGCTGGCAGAAGATGCCGGCCAGGGATCCGAAAACATTGGGATTGAGGACATTGACGTTCCCTTTCTGCGGCTTCTCCAAGACAATTCCCCGGCCGTGAAGGCGGGATCCCGCAACGTGGATGGTGCCAAGGCCGGCCTTTACATGGACGGCACAAGTTTTTCGGTGCTGGGGGACCAAATTCTGGTGATTCCCTGCTTCTACCGCCGCGTGGCGGTGGAGTGGAAACCGGATCGCGGTGGGTACGTTGCAACGCACCCCATTTCCTATATCAAAACGAGTGGCGCGCCCCAGGATGCCAGGGGCAATTTCACCCTGCCGACCGGGAATTACCTGGCAGACACCCGCGAATTCTTTGTCATGGTCATGCGGGGCCCGGAATGGGTGCCGATGCGGATTCCTCTTTCCGGCACAGCGTCCAAAACGGCGCGCCAATGGGTTTCCATGTGGCTGACCTATCGCAAAACCTTGGCAAACGGCCAAACGATTCAACCGGCCATGTATGCCAGGATTTACGTCTTGACCACCAGATTGGCCACGAACAAAAAAGGCGATCAGTGGTATGTTCCCGTGGTGGAAGCCGGGGACGATATTAACCATCCTGGCCTTTACAAAATGGCCAAGGCCTTTGGGGAATTCTCCGCGAACCATGAGCACGCTTTCGGCGGATTTGACCTTGAAGGCGCGGAGCCGGGGCCGATTGACGGGTCTGACAACGGAATGTGATCGTGGGCACCCCGGAAAACATCCCCCGGGGGTTGAATGAAATTTTCAGGGGGCTACCCCGGGCATACATGATTTTTATGCCCGGGGCACCCCCGGCCCCAGGGGAAAAACAAAAAGGCCGATACGATACCATCCGTGAAACTGCCACCGATGCGGTATGGCAGAATCACTTGGATGGCAAAGCCGAATTAGGCATCATCCCCATTTTGGACGATGGGACGTGCTATTTCGGCGCGATTGACCTTGACATTTACAACTTGGATTTGGCCAGCGTAGAGGCCAAAATCCGTGCTAACAATCTGCCTCTTACCGTTTGCAGAACCAAAAGCGGGGGCGCGCACCTTTTTCTGTTTCTGAAAGAGCCCGTGAATGCCGGCAAGGTGCGGCAATCCCTTGGCACCTGGGCTATTGCCATGGGATTTACAGAAACGGAAATTTTCCCCAAACAAGAACGCCTGGCCAACGATTCGGATGCCCTGGGCTGCTCAATCAATATGCCCTATTTCCATTCCAAGCGGACGACCCGGTATGCCATAGGGGAAAAGGGCGCGGTTTCGCTGGCCGAATTTTTAGCCCTGGCCAAGTCCAGACAGATAACGGAAAGCCAGTTAGACAAGATTGAAGTGGCCACGGATGAAGTTTTAGAGGATGGGCCCCCTTGCTTACAATGCTTGGCCCAGGCCGGATTCCCGCGCGGAACGCGCAACAATGCCATGTTCAATCTGATTGTCTATTGCAAATTGCGGTATGCCGATGATTGGAAAAGTCACGTTGACCATCTAAACCGAGCATACATGAATCCGCCGCTGGAAAGCACGGAAATTGCCGAATTGATCAAGACGCATGGCCGAAAAAAATACTTTTACACTTGCTCACAGGCCCCCCTTATTGGCGCGTGCAACAAGCAAATCTGCCTTACCAAGAAATTCGGAGTAGGCGAATCTGACGATGATCCAGGCGTTGTCTATGGCCAGATGATAAAAATTGAAACCGATCCGCCCATTTATTTGGTAGAAGTGGACGGGGTACAAATAGATTGTGATGCGGATACGCTGCGCAACCAGAATCGGTTTCGCACCCGCTGCATGGAAAAGACTAACAAATTGCCCAACCAGATCAAACACTGGGACAAACAGATCAAGAAATGGCTGGACAATATGCAATCCATCCCCGCTCCGCCGGATGCCGGCCGGGATGGCGAAACCTGGGCATTGGTAGAAGAATTCTGCACGGGTAGGATGCTGGCCAAGAGCCGGGAAGAAATCCTGCAAGGGCATCCCTGGGTCCAAAACGGCCGCACGTTTTTCCGTGGCAAGGATCTACGCACCTTCTTGACAAGGAAAAACTACAAAATCATGCCTGGGGAAATGTGGAAAATCATTTACAATAATCAAGGGGAACATACAAATCTTTCCATCCGTGGCAAAGCAATCAGCGTGTATTCCGTGCCTACTTTCACGGCCCAAGATTCCGCGTTTGATATTCCTGGCCTGGACAACCAGGGGGAAATATGAGCACCCATCTGGTTTTGGGAGGGCCCGGGGCCGGCAAAACGAGCCGGCTGCTAGATTGCATGGAAGAAACCATGGTTTCCCTGAAAGACCCGGCGCGCGTGGCATACGTTTCCTTTACGAATGCTGCCACGGATGATGCCAAGGCCAGGGCCATGGAACGGCTGGGCCTAGAAGATGAAAAGAGTATCCCCTATTTCTCAACCATTCATGCCCTGGCTTTCCGCGAAATGAAATTGCGCCGGGAACAGGTTTTTACCGGGCAGCACGTCACGGAATTTGGAAACTGGATCGGCGCGCCCATTTCCGGATCCAAGGCCCGCGATTTCCTAGACGAAGGAATAGTCACGGGGGTTGGGCACGGGGACAGGATGCTTTTCCTTTACGGGCTGGCCCGGGCCACCCGTCAAAAACTGGAAACGGTCTGGGAACAACGGAATGCCGAATTTGATGTGGAATGGTGGGAAATGGACCGCTTTGCCAGGGGCCTGGACGCATTCAAACAGCACAGGGGCCTACTGGATTTTCCTGATATGCTTGACCGCTATTTGGAGCGCGGGGAACCGATCCCCGTGGACGTGGCCATAATTGATGAAGGCCAGGATTTGAGCCGTCACCAATGGGAAGTGATAGACAAGGCCTTTGCCAATGCAAGTGAAGTTGTGATCGCTGGGGACGATGATCAATGTATCCACGCCTGGAATGGCGCGGACATAAATCACTTTATGAATTTGAAGGCAACCGTTGCCGTCCTGAAAAAATCGCATAGGATGCCCAGAAACATTTTCGATTTCGCTGCCAAGATCGCAAACAGGATGAGCACCCGGTATGAAAAAGTCTGGGAGCCCCGGGACGGGGATCCTGGGCGCGTGGAACGCATTTTGTCTTATGAAAACCTGGACCTTTCTTTGCCTGGGACGTGGTACATACTTGCCAGAAACCATTTTATCGTCAAGGAAGTAGAAACATGGCTCAAAGACCAGGGCATCATTTTTTCCAGCCGGTTTGGGAATTCCGTGGATCCTGCGGAACGGGAGGCGATTGAAACCTGGCAACGGCTGCAAGCCGGGGGATCCGCGTCATTACCCGAAGCAACGAGCGTGCTGCGCATGACCGGATCCAGAAAAACCGTAACGGAAACCAGGCCGTATGCAGGGCTTGAATTGTTTTCCGAAGCCATGCTGAAATGCGAGTGGGACACGGCCCTGCACAGGATCCATCCGTTGCAGCGCGGATACTACCGGCGCGTGATGCGCGCCAATGGCCGGCTGGACGGGAAACCACGGATCTACACAGGCACAATCCATTCCGTGAAAGGGGGGGAAGCCGACAATGTTTGCATCCTACCGGACATGGCCCGCAACACCTGGCTTGGTGATGAAGGGGACAACGAGCACCGGGTAGCATACGTTGCTGCAAGCCGCGCGAAACAAACCCTTTGGATTTGCGAACCGCAAGGAAAGTGGTGGTATGAGTATTAAAAAACGTGGATATATCGCCAAGGCAAAGCGGGCTGATTGGCAGACCCCGGATGATCTGTACGCCCGGCTACATGAAATTTTCAAATTCAATTTTGACCCGTGCCCCCCGAATCCAACGTGGGATGGACTGTGCATATCCTGGGGCACCAGGGCATATTGCAATCCCCCGTACAACGCCCTGTGGGCTTGGATTGAAAAGGCATGGCAGGAAGCCCAAGAGGGAAAACTGGTTGTCATGCTGATACCGGCAAGGACGGACACAAAGGCATGGCAAGAGTTTATTTTCAAGGACGCAACGGAAATTTGGTTTGTGAAAGGCAGGATCGTTTTCAAAGGTGCCAAGGCCGGCGCGCCGTTTCCGAGTGCCGTGGTGATTTTTGACGGGAAACGTGGCCTGGGCAATCCCCGGGTGAAGGGGTGGGAATGGTAGATGCTCACCTATAAATGCGACCAATGCGGGGTGCAGCAAGTATCCGTGGCCAATATCACAGCGGATACTTGCCCTGCGTGCCGGCGTGGCCGAATGCAACCGGCGGACACGGGGGAAGTAACGCTGACAGCGGTTTGTGAATGCGGGAACGTGGAACGGGTAAAAATGATTAATGGCCAGGCCGAAGTGGATTGTTTCAAGTGCGGTAAAACGGAAAGGGTGGTGCTATAATGAGGGAAAGTAATTTGGTGCATGGCTTGGTTTTGGGAGAAACGAAAGTAAAAGATAGGTTGACCGGATTAGAAGGCACGGCCATGACCGCAATAGAATATTCCACGGAAGGGGTGGAAGTAGGAATTTTACCTTCGACACTCCACGATGGAGTGCCGCATAGTCTCGTATATATCCAGTTAGGAAGAATCGAAACTATGGAACAACGGCCGAGCCGAAGTGGATTGTTTCAAGCGCGGTAAAACGGAAAGGGTGGAAATGCCATGAAACCGATTTTGGATTTTTGTGGATCGCACCCATGGCTGACCTTACTTTTTGCGGTGGCCATTTACGAAACAACCGCCAATATCTGCAAAACCATTATCCAAGTGGCGATTGTTTTGAAGGGAAATAGCGAGAAGAAAACGGGAAAGGAAAACGAAAATGGAAAAGCCGCCGTTTGATGTGGTAGTGGCCACGGTAGAAGAATTGCAAAACAGGTTTTATCTTGCCCTTGAAAAAAAGTTAGAGGGTGTCATAGGTGGACCTGTTTCCCACGAAATGCTGAAAAAGGTTTGCGCTGAAATAATAGTGGAGCATATCAGGCCACTTCATACTTTGACGGATGATCTTTCCGTGGAAAAAGATCCGAACGATCCTAGCCGATTGATTATGACTTTTTCCAGGCCTGTCTTTATCGGGATCAACGAAACGGGAAAGGAAAACGGAAATGACCTTGGAAGAAATGACCGATGCCCTGGTGGACTGGATTTACGCTGAAAGCCAGCGTATCAGGGGGGAACGGGTATATCGGCCAAAAATGCCAGGAGTAATAATTCTGACTCTATGCAATTCATCCTTGAACCGCAATCTGGCCAGCCGGACATTGAAACGGTTTTCCCAACACATAAATTGGGGACTGAAAAGAAAACCGATTCAGTATCAGATAAAGGAAATCCACTATCCTCTGGTTTTTGTAGAATTTGAAACGGGAAAGGAAAACGGAAATGACCTGGGCACCACCGACTGAATTTCCTAATCTGGAAGCCGCGAAAATCATAGCCATAGACTGTGAAACCAGGGATCCGGACCTAAAAGAAAAGGGCCCTGGGACGCATAGAGGGTCATACATAATCGGTATCTCCGTGGCCGTGGACGGCTGGAAAGGGTATTTCCCTATCCGGCATGACAACGGCGGGAACATGGATCCGGATGCCGTGTTGGCCTGGGCCCGGGATGAATTGTGCCGCCCGAAACAAGCCAAGGTGGGCATGAACATTATCTACGATTTGGAATTCTTGTACGCGGCCGGCGTGCCCGTATCAGGGCCCTTTGCCGATGTTGGAATTGCCGATGCCTTGCTGGATGAAACGTACAATTCCTATAACCTGGAAGCAATCGGCCAACGGGTATTGAAAGAGGGCAAGGCAGAGGATGCCTTACGGATAGTGGCATTACAGCACGGCATCAAAGGAAACTACAAAGAATTCCTGTGGCAACTACCGGCCAGCGCGGTTGGGGAATATGCCGAACAGGATGCGGCCATTTGCTTGCGGATTTGGGAAAAGCATTTGGCCCTGCTGCGCGACCAGGATTTATTGCGCGTGGCCAATCTTGAATTCCGGCAAATTCCAATCCTGCTGGCCATGCGCCAAAACGGCGTGCGCGTGGACGTTGAAGGCGCGCAGCGCATGGTGGAATTGTTTTTGGAAACGGAACGGACGTACCAAAAAGAAGTGGATGAAGCCGCTGGCAGCCCGATAGACGTGGATGCCCCAAACCAACTGGCCATGCTGGCTGATAAAATTGGGGTGGCCTACCCGCGCACGGAAAAAAGCAAACTGCCAAGTTTCACGCAATCTTGGATGGATAAATGTGCCCATCCTATCATTCGGCGCGTGGTAGAAATCCGTAAACTCCGCAAATTTCGGGGCACGTTCTTGGAAAATGCTATCCTGGGAAATCAGATTGATGGCCGGATCTATTGCCGGTACAACCAGATGCGCGGAGAAGATGATTTTGGGAACCGCAGCGGAACCGTGATCGGCCGGTATTCCTGCGATAACCCCAACCTGCAACAAATTCCATCCCGGGATTTGAAATTCGGGAAGAAGGTACGGGAATTGTTTTTGCCAGAACCGGGCCACGTTTGGGTGAAACTGGACTATTCCCAGATTGAGCCCCGGATTGCCGTGCATTTTGGAGAAGGGCCAGACGCCATGGCCATGTGGGAAAAGTACGCGGAAAACCCTGAAATGGATTGCTACAACGCCATGATGGCGGGCATGACCGGGGTAACAAGATCCCAGATCAAAATCGCATTCCTGGGGTCCATGTACGGGATGGGTGCCCCCAAATTCGCGGCCACCCTGGGATTGCCAGAAGAAGAAGCAACGGCCGTGCGAGAAGCGTTTTTTACCGGGGCCCCTTACATTCGATCCCTGGCCAAAAAAGCATCTGGCCTGGCCAGTGAACGGGGGTATGTGCGCACGATTCTGGGCCGGCGGCGGCATTTCAGTCTTTGGGAGCCGGCCGACAACACGAAAACAGGGGATCCGTTGCCGTATGAGGCAGCGGTTAAAGAATATGGCAAGAATTTAAGGCGTACTGGAACGCACAAGGCCATTCAGAGCGTGATTTGCGGGAGTGCGGCGGACACCCTGAAAACGGCCATGGCCCAGGTTTGGGAATGCGGGATATGCAGCACCCTGGGCGCGCCCCTTATGACCGTGCATGATGAATTGGATTTCTCCGTGCCGGCTGGACAAGAAGGGGAAAACGCGATACAAACAGTGAAAGAAATTATGGAAAGTGCCCTGGAATTCAAGGTGCCGTTGCTGGTGGACGTTGAAAGAGGGCCAAACTGGGGTGAAGTGAAATGAGCGGATCCAACGGTCACAAGCCCAGGCAGCCCATTGTCTATGTGGCGTGCCCTTACTTGCACGCGGATCCGGACATTCGCCTTGCCAGGGTCCGTGCAGCGGCCCAGGCAACCATGCTGCTGGCCTTGCGCGGCGTGGTGGCGTATTCCCCGCTTTCTCACAGTTTCGGTGTCCTTACTCAATCCGGGCAGGATGCCATTCCAGAATCCTATTGGCTGGATCACGGCCTAGCCATGCTGGGTTGCTGCGCAGCCATGATGGTGGTTTGTATCCCTGGCTGGGAACAGTCCAACGGGGTGCGAAACGAAATAGAATATGCAGTAAGCCACGGAATTCCTGTCTGGTATTTCTCCCCTGGGGTGGTTGGCGCGCCCATGGGAATTTAGGTGTAGGAGAAGCGGCATGGTCCATGCCAAGGAATCCTCTTTTTGGCGGTCTGTACGGGCCGGCCTGATGGCGGCCGGGTCGCCTTCTATCCACGTCCAGAGGCATGAGGATTGCGCAGCGGAGGGCATCCCAGACGTGTCTTACGGGCTGGGGGGCCAGGTACAGGGCTGGATTGAATTGAAAGTGATTCCAGGGTGGCCCAGGCGCGCAGAAACTCCCGTGAGGATCCCGCACCTGACCGATATGCAAAAGGCCTGGCTACGGGCCCGGGGGATGGCCGGAGGCCGGTGTTTCCTGCTGCTGCGGGTGGCCACAACCGATTCCCTGCTGTTTGGCTGGCAAGCCATTGGCTTCCTGGGCCAGATCAACAAGAAAGAAATGGAACGCATGGCCCTGGCCCGCTGGGGGTATAGTCTGGATTATACAGAATTGGCGAGTATCCTTCTTCATGGATCTCACTAAACTTACCTTGGGGGAATGCTGCCAGATCAACCGCCGGCGCGCGAAAAAGAACCAGCGGGCCGTGGCCAAGGAAATGGGCGTGACCAGACAGGCGGTTTCCCTCTGGGAAGTAGGCCAATTTACCCAGAATGCCCCCGAATGGATGCTTGCGCCCGTGGACGTGAAAGGCCTGGATCCCGCCGAACGGGTGTATATTCTCCGGAAACGGCTGCGCCTTTACCAAGTCACGGCTGCGCCCCTGATTGCCAAGACGTTCAAGATCCGATCCCAGGAATTGTCCGATGCTGAATGCGGCCGGCGCAATCCTAATGACGTGCTCCGCGTGCTGGAAAAAATGTATGCGGAAGCCGCACCGCAAAAGCCACCTTCTGCCAACATCTTGGATTGGGATGCTGCCTGGGTGGAATGGGCAGAAAAGACGATCAAGGACCGAAAAGAACGTAACAGGATTATCAAATTGGTGGCTGGCACCCCAGCCAGGACCGTCCCCAATATCCGCCACAAACCAAGAAATTCAAAAAATATCAAAGGCCAACCACCAATCAATTTTTTAGAAAGGGAAACGGAAAATGGACGCGAAAAAAATTGAATTGTTCAACAAGGGGGCAAGAGAACGGCTGCGGCCCAGGTACGCGAAAAATTTGGAAGCCAACCTGGCCCAGATCCCAGCCCCGTGGCCGGGGATAATTAGCCAGCGGGGGAAGCACAAGAACCGGGCCGCGATCCTGGTAGGCGCGGGCCCCAGCGTTGCCGACCAAAAGGAATTGCTCCGCTTGGCTTGCGTTCACCCGGATATTGACGTGATCGCCGTGAACCGGGCCGCAGCCCATATCCCGCATACGCACGTTTTCGGGATCACCACCTATCCGGAAATAAAGGAACACCTTACCTATCCCCGGATGCCATTGGAAACCTTGATCACGTCCAGCACGGTTTTCCCTGGGGCCATTAAAGCGTGGATAGACAATACCCCAGGAAACGAGAAACCCCAGATGCTATTTTTTCACATGGCTGCCGGGGAAGAAGTACCGGAATTGTACGGGAAGAATTGTGAGCCAAGGACCGGACCCATTGGCCGGATTGATTCTGCCGGCATGGTTTCTACGCAACTAATCAGATTTGCCATGTACTGTGGATATTCCTACATTGTCTGTGTCGGGTATGATTTTGTTTTGACTGGCGGTTGGGTGGACGTTTCCAGAACCAAACGGATGGAAGATATGGGATTGACCCCTGACAAACTGTTTTGGATCGAATCCCTGAATGCTTTTACCACGCAAAACCTGGCCTTGGCCTATTTGATTTTCGCGGAAGAAATAAAGGAAACGTGGAAAGAATTGAACGGGAAACTAATAAACTGTACGGAGCATGGCACCTGGGAAAAGCAAATGGAATTGGCCACTTTCTTGGAACAATGCGGAATTGCTACGGGTGGCGATTCCTCAACAGGTTGATAAAGAATAATACCACCAGGACACCCATGGCAATCAGGGCTGTAAACGCCCCTTGGTCTGTGTATGCCATTTTGGTACGTTCCTTAAATCCCAACGCTCGGCATCGTACTTGTTACCTGCATACCGGCCCGTACAGTGAACCACATAGACTTTCAGCCGGGCCTTGCCGTATTTCTTGAACCCCAGGGCTTCGGCCGTGGCGCGGGAACAGTCAATCGAAGTCCACCTGTATCCATCATCATGCACTTCATTATACAACGGATGGGTGGCATAGGTCACGGGGCCAAAATCATTGGTCAATACCTGCACCATCACCCCATTAAATTCCAGGTCTAGAATAGATTTTCGCATGAAAACATTAGAGGCCATAGTCAACTTGTCGCCTTTGAATGGGGTGCCATCAGAATTGCGGAGGCCTTTGCCCGGTCCATACCATGTTGCCCAGTGGTACTCAAACGGGCCACGGGGCAGAGGCAATTCCCATTGTGGCAACGGGATAGCCGGTATAGGTTTACTTGGGGTGCATTCTCGATAAACAAACGTGCCGGCGGCAATAACCAGCAGGAAGAAAAACGCCATGCTTACACGGGGAGCGGAGATCACTTACCGTCTTTCTTCTTTTCTGTTATTGGTGTCTTGCTCGGGGCAATCCTTGACACATACCACGTCCCCTATTTCATGGCTGCTATACATTTCTTTTGAAATGTATTTTTTGACGTAGGCAACTTTGTTTTTCTTTTTGTCGTACCCCTCAACTTTAATAATGAAATCTTCTCCGTCATAGACCCAAAACGGAATAGGCATCAGGATTGTAGTTTTCCCGGTGCTGGTTGGCACAAAGATCATAGTCATGTACTGGGTTTCTGGCTCGTATATTTTCTTGACTATCTTTCCTTCATCGAAAGGTGCAGAACATCCAGCCACTACGATTGCCACCAGAAACAAGATACGCAGGTTCATGGCCGGGCATTCCTTTCTTTCTTAATGACACGCTCTAAAAATGAGCATGGCCAGCCCCACGTTGATAAGCACAACCACCACAACGGCCACGATAATCGCCACGTCTAAATGCTGTACGCGCATCACACCCCGCCTTTCTCGCCCAGGGCAGAGCGGATTGCAATTAAAGCATGGCCAGCGATTGTATCCGGGTCGGTGTACTTTTCTACGCCCGGCCATCTCCCCAACCATTCCCTCAACGGCTCGGCATCCGGCACCTGCTCCGGTATCTCCACGCCGAATAGGGTGCCGAGCGTCATAAGGATTGAACGCAGATCATACAATCTATTATTCTCGTACCACACCGCATCCGAGGATACCAACCCAGCGTACCTGGATATTTCATTGGCTTTAATCTCTTTTTCTACCGCATCAATCAACTTCTGCCGCAGGTTCATGGCCGGGCCTCCTCGATTCCCCAATTCCATTTCCCTTCACTCGTTTTGAACGGGATGGCAATATGTTTCCCACCGTTCAACTCAATGTGTTTCCCCTCCATATTGTAGCCAAGGGATTCAGCATACTCTAACCAACATTCCAGCCAGCCCTTCGACTGCAACTCTGGCACCTGATGGCCGTCAATACACGCGCCCATGTTTCCATTCCCAAAAGCACTATAAAATTCTCTCGTCATGGCCGGGCCTCCTTTATTTAGCAAGGATTATCATGGCGGCTATTGTGATGCCGACAAAGATTCCCGCCAAGATGCCGAAAAACATTCCGACACGGTATCCGTGCGCCCATCCTTTATCCCACGCCTCAAACCGTATCGCGGATGTGTAATGCCAGATTTGGTTATCTATCTCTACATTCATGGCCGCTTCCTTACTCGATGCCCAGCGCATCGGCCAGGCGGTCTAGCGCGGCATCGTCATACAGTTTGAACCCGGACGCCGCAAGGCAAAGTGTTTTTGGTATTCGGCATATAGGGCATCCATCCCCAATATCACAATGCTGCAACGCTGCCCGCGCTGCCCTTAATCGCCTAGCGTCAGCATGGTCCCGCTTCAAGAACGCTTCCCTGCCGTGATCGTAATAATCAAGAAATTCATCATCAAAACACGAATGCCAGTAAGCGTGTTCGCACGCTTGATTGGTGCAGGTATTGGCGTAGTCCTTATCCAGATCAAGGCCACTCCGCTCTATAACGGGATAGCCACAGGACTTGCAGATACCGTCCAACCAAATCCCGCTGGCTTTTTGTTTTTCCACTTCCCACCCCCTACTCAAACCTGCACGCCTTCTGGATATTTTGGTTCCAGTGGACGATAGGTCGCACTTGCAGTTTTCCCACAAGACTTGCATACCATCTTTGGTACTACGTTGTGGTGAAAGTTAGTATCATCGTACCCGGAGGCCTCCTCAGTATGGCCACAGTGTTCGCATTCGTAAATCGCGTAAAAATCCCGTCTGGACTGTGAAGTGATTTCTTTGATACGCATTATTTACTCCTTGTTAATCACTGTTAATCATTCCCGCGCCCCACCCCTGCGCGGGCTTGACGGGCTAACCTGGGCACTCCCCGCCATCCCTATCATTCCGTTGGCAACAACATCGGCGGCATCGGTCACGGTCTCCCGTGCCATGCAGAACAAAGCCCGACAGAAACGTGGCACTATTCCTGGGAATGCGAATAGGCAGTGTAACCACCAGCCCCGTCTTTGCCGATTGCTTGCAAGTGCCTCACCGTGCAGGAATCCACGCACGGCTAAACCAAGTCCACCAACGGGGAACACTGAAATCATAGCACGGCCTCGGGCCAATTATTCGGGCCGTCATATTGGTCAACTGAACGGCAAAACCGGAGCAAACAGCATTCAGAGCAAGCGCACTGCTCACAATACAAACGCAACGTATTCCAGGCCATGACCGCAGCCCGGTCGCTGATTTGTAGGGCAATATACCGATTGACTTTGGATGGATCGTATATGTAAGTTCCATCCGCATATTGGGCGATCATCCTAGAGTGTAAATGTTCCAGACAGGATGGATGATATTCTTGCCCAATAATATGCCATATCTGAAATTCTGCTTTTTCTTCGCACTCGGGCCAGCTGCAACGTGTCATAGCGTTACCTCTGCCAGCAGCACCACTTGGACCGTTGCAATCTTCGTTCCCGCCGTGATGTGGCCAGTAAAATCCTTCACTCGGGGATTATTGAAAGTGTACTCACGGCCATGTAGCATCGTGGTCATGGATTTCACATGACCACGTTTGTCTAACTTGACCGTAATGCCCCCGGTTTCCTCAACCTTATTCCGCATTTTTCTCCACCCTTCCCGTGCCCTCGCACGTTTCGCACGGCACCGTGCCATCCTCACAGTCGCACGGCTGCTCACCACGGCCACCACAATACGAACACGAACCCTCTACCGGCCCGGATGTGGCGATCCCCGTGCCCGTACACGCCGAACACCCCGCCATGCCCCGGCCCTCGCAGACCGGGCACTCAACAGAACCATCCCCTTTGCAATCAGGGCACGGGTTTGTGGTCAGGTCCAGGTACGCGGCCTCGGCCTCATGCACCTGATCCTCTGCCTCTGCTGCCTGTTTCTGCCGCCACCGGGCCGCGTCCAGGTATTGCTCCCACGGCTTACCAGCCGCCCGCAGATCCCCTATCTTTTGCCACAATGCGATTGACCGCTGCGCCTGGGCATGGGCATGGTTGCGCCGGTTGTTCAATTCCGCTTCCAGGGACCGGATGATGGGGTTGACGGGCATGGCCTACCCCCTTTTCTTAAAAAATGTCTTGACCCGCGAGAATAGGGTGGGTTTGAACCCGTGGCATTTGTTAAACATATTCCATACTTTGCAATCTACCATAGCAAAGCCGTGACGGATAGGGGTAACAACTTCGGATTGAAATTCCGGATTAGCGCAGCCGTGGAATAGTACGCGATATCCCCTCGCAAAAAGATTAGGAGCACAATAATGAACGCAATCCTCGCAAAATACTTTGCTCATACTTGGCCCCCTTCTAATCCTCTTTGATCACCATTCCGAAAGGCGGGGTGCCGGCCGCTATGCTTTCCCAGTGGGCTTCCACTTCGGGATGGGCTTCGGTTTCTCTTGCAAGCCGTTCCTTGGCTTGTTCAACAAGCCAATCCATTGTGTCTTTGGAAATGGTATTGGAAAAATGGTTCTCATATTGCGGGTACAACGCATCGTGGTACTTCAAAAGACGCGCTGGCCCGTCTAAACTAATCCAATGCCTGATAAATTCCCACATGACCGCGCCGGCCTGGAACCCCGTGATACCGGCCTGGGGAAACTTGTTTGCGGCCCACGTTGCCGCAATCGCTGATGCAGCCAGCGCGTGACAGATCGTGCCGTAGTCATGGACGTATTCCGTGAGAATGCGGGTCATAAACTCCGGCAACTTTTCCAGGGTCATGTTCCTGGCTTCCGCGTACCATTGTTCGTGAACCTTATCCTGCTCTGTGATGGGCTGCATGATCGTTACTCCCTTCTAATCTTTCATATAGCCCCAGGTAAGATCGTCTGGGGGATCACCTAATTCTTTTTTAAGGGCCTCTATTTTCTTTTCTGCCTCTGGTGGTATGGAAAAACCACCAACATCACTATGCCCGCTTGCGTTCCACCGTGGATCTTCTTTAGATGAAATCCACCAAGACCCTTCACGCAAACCGAACATCATTAAATTACGCCCCCTTCATAACTGCCCTCTGTTCTCTGGCAACTTGGGCAATAAATCTTGGGCTCCGCAAAACCGTATTGCGGCCCCCATACCATTTTCCATTTTGCTGCCGCAATCGCCTGGGGCACAACTTTTTCCAATCCATCCCGATCACCCCAGGCCCAGTGTACCCGCACAAACAGTTCCTTTCCGCATTGGGTGCATACCAGTTTCACGGCCAACGGGATGGATACCGCTGGGGTAGGCATAACCCTAAACTTCCATTTCCCCGACCAGAACCGCGCTTACCCTGGCAAGGGGCTCACCTGCGGTAACGCTGCCGCCTAGATCCCTAAATACTGGAAGATGGATCACATACCTATGCCCGGTTGGCGCGGGAAATTCATTGTCAACCAAGGCAATCTGCGTCACCTCGCCTGTCTTTTTGTCCAGTTTGATGCCAGAAGGATCAAGGTATAGATCGCCCATGTTATTTCACCACCGAATACCGGGGGCTGTTCAACACTTCCAGCATCAGGGAATACGGGGTCACGGATTCGCAGTTCATGGCGTACTTCAAGATGCTGGGGGAGCAGCCGGATACCAGATAGGTGCCCTGCTCATCCCGCGTGACGGGTTGATCTTCCCCGGCCCGCACGTTCCAGAATACCAGTTTGGGCATGGTGTAACCGGCCTGGGCATATTTGGCCGCGATCACCTGGAAATTGGTACGGTGCCGGCAACACCCGTCAAATTGCATATCCGAAATAATATAGATTTTCCGGGGCAGTTCTTCATCCGGCACGTTGTTCCGCTGCGCCGTGAACAAAATCAGGTCGAACACCGCTTGCAGATCCGTGTTCATTTCCCAGCCAGCCCGGCCCATGTGTTGCAAGACTTGCCACAGCGACCCGTCCGGAATGCGCACCAACTGCGGTCGGCTGGAAAACGTGATGAAGTACCCGCCAAACCGCCCCTTGTTCCGCTGCGCGAAATACAGGCCCAGGGACAGAGCCACCGTGATAGGAACCACGTCCTTAGGGCCATGGCCACTCATCATGGACCCGGAAGTATCCACCACGGCAATCGAATTCTCCGGATCCGTGCAGTATTCCGGTAGATTCTGCCAAAGGGCTTCCAACGTCCGCTGGCCAGGATCGTCCGCACGGTTTGCCAAGACTTCCCGCACGATTTCATACGGGAAAATGGTGCCGGCATTGATCTTTTCTTTGCCCGCTGCGACATTTTCCAGGTATTCGGAATACCGTACCCCGTCATGCCGGCAAAACGCATCCTTGTAAATGCGCGCGGCCTGGGACGGTACGGCCGAATACCGAATATCCTCATACCGCTTTTCGGTCAGCGCGGTTTCCACCAGGCGCAGCCGTTTCCGCCGGTCGGAAAGCAACCGCCGGTAGTCCTTCATGGAAAGGCCCATGTATTTGGCCAGGGCCCGGGCCCGGGCGCGCGTAACCTTGGACGAAGCGTTTTCAGACGGGCACCACTTGGCCACCAGGGAATCCGTATCATCTTTTAGATCCCCCGCAATCATCCCCCAAATAAGATTGTCGATCCCCTTGCCCAGAAGGCAGAAAAGATCGTCCCACCGGCCGTATTCCGGAATGTACGGGAGGATCCGTTTCAGAGCCGCTTCCCCGTATTCTTCCAAAATCTGGCACAGCAGATGCCGGAATATGGCGCGCTCCCCCTGGCCCCCGCGAATATCGCGGCAATAGCACAGGGCCCGCAAAGTCAAGGTGGAATCTTCCAGGTAGGCACGCCGGAAAAGCATCTCCGCCGTATCAGTGTTTCCCCGCAACGCACCGGATTTGGAGAAGAAATCCAACACGGAGGATTCCGTGGTGGCATGGCTCAAGGCCATGTTTTCAGTGAAAGCCACGTTCGATTCGTGCGCAATTTGGTCCATGAAAGAGTTTCCCATTTCCGTTTCCTTTCCTATTTGGTTATGACAGGTATTAGGGGGAATGCGGGGTATTGATTAAAAACTAGGCCCGTTTGTTTTTCTTCCGATAAGAAAAGTTTTGGTTGCTGTTAGGGCCTATGTACGCGGCACGTTGTTTTGGGTTTTCAAATCCAAATTTTTGTTGCTGTTAGTGCCGCTAACACTTTTTATTATACCCCACTATTCCCCGTTGTCAATACCCCCTTCAAAAAATTCCTACTTTTTTTCTACCAGGCCTTCCTGCTGGATTGCCGCGTCAATGATCTCAATCAGCATAGGCGTTATCGAAACTTTGACGGCCTGGAACCCGCAACCATTGGCGGTCATGGGCCACCAAACGGTATAGGCATTGTGAGCACGGGCCTTTATCCCGCAAAGTATCTTCTCCGACAGGGCATCCGCCTGGCCATCCGTGCATTCGTATTTCTGGATCTTCACGGCGAAAATCACGGATGCCGCGAATACGGTCCAGTGGCCCATGATGGATGCAGCCAGGCCAGGAAGCCAATACCCGATGAAACGCCAAAACATGATCTTACCCCTTTCCTGCGGTACGGGCTTGGATCCCCTCTTTGGTGAGCCGGGCAATCATGTTTGACACCGGCCGATCCTCTGCCTGGGCCATGGCCTGTACCATGGCCATGGTGTCTGGGGGCAGGTATAAAGTAACCTGCGCCATATCCCCTTTGTCCTTCTTCTTTCGGCTTTTCATAGGGCACCTACCTTCTTTGTCGGGAATGAAATTGCTTCTTCTTCATCAATTAAAGACACATGGATTCTCCACTTGGAAGAACCCACGGCCGGCAAGATTTCCCAAAGTAAATACCCGGCTGCGAATTCCACCGCCCCAGCGGAGCAACACGGATCCTGGCGCGTGGGCTGGGCTTCACGGATTGCTTCCCACAATGCCCGCTGGCTATCGCAAACGATCCTGGCCCCTTGCGTCATTTCAAGCGGGGTATGCAAATTGAGCCGAATATCTCGATACATTTCATGGAATAAAACGGCCATTTCCGGGGTGGAATCCCCCAATAACTGCAACGAAATCCGTTGCGTGGCATCCCCGGTAATGGCCAGATACCGGCGCAACGCCGTGATCGGGCCCTGGGACCAGATAAGGCAAACTGGCTCCCCAGGTTTGCCTACCGTAACAATGTACGGCCTTCTCATTGGGGCACCGTGCCTTCTGGAATATCCGGAGTAAGCGGAGTTTGCTTCGGATCCTTGATCTCCAATTTGGATTGCAGTTTGCACAACCCCAGGGCTGCCATTCCAATGGGCAATTCCATCGCTGGGGGCAAATTAGGTACTTGGAGTATTTCCCCCAGACAGGAAATGGCCGCAGCCAAAAGATCCGGAACAGATGCCGTTGCGGAAATGAGGATGTTGCCTTGGGGGCCGGGCTCTATGATATGAACGACAATCCCCTTCTCCGGCTCCGCATTTTGGATCATTTCAATGGCCTTGGCTTTCTGTACTTCCCGTAATTCGGGAGTGGTTGCCATGTTAATAGGTTCGCTCATCGAATGCTTCCGTCCTTTCGCAAATATCCGCCTTCTGTAAGAATTGCCCAGAAATCCCGCGTGCCCGTGGTGACAGATGCCGACCCGGTATAAGTCACCGTGCCGTACAGACGCACGGGCTCGGCCCACCGCACCTTGCCAATCAAAATCATGTTGGCGGCAACGGGGGCTGCTTCATCTTCTTTTAAGAATTCTCTTACGGCGGTTGGATTAGTAGGAAATGGCACCGTGCATCACCCCTTTACCGTTTCTCGTTTCTACCATGTACTGTATCATAACTTTTGGCCCCTTGTCAAGCATTATTTCCAAAATTTTCGCGTGAACCGATCCCCCCACGATAAAAAGAATTTTGCACCCCCCCTTTCAGAATTTTTACCACCTTGTTACTTTTTTCTGTACGCATGGCCGTCACCCTTTTGGGATAAAGACCACCGCCCCGTTCCGGATTTCCAGGGCAACCATCGGCTTTTCCTGGTTGCCCTCTGCATCCCGGGAAAGGATGATCTCTTTTTCCTCAAGCCCCATGGACGTGATCAACTTGACCAACGTGGCCCCTGTGACTTTGCCGATCAGATCAAATGCTTGCATGGCTTGCCACCCCGTTTCTAAAATTTGGTGAACCTTTTGCAGAACCCGCAGCACCCCGCGCGCCTGGCTTTCCCCCTTTCCGCCGGCTCGGCCGGCCCCAAAAATAATTTCTGGTACATGAATTCCCCGACAATATGGCCACCCTGACACCCCTGGAATATGCGGTAGTTATCCACAGGCCCGGGCCCTCTGTGAAAATCCTGTGAATAACTTTGCAAGCCCCCAGGCCCCCGGGCCCCCAGCCCAGCGGGGCGCGCCCGGGCCTGGCCGGCCACGGGCAAGCGGAGCCCCAGGCCCCCAGCCCAGCGGAGCCCCCAGGGCCCCCGGCGCGCGGGGCGCGCCCGGGCCTGGCCGGCCACGGGCAAGCGGAGCCCCAGGGCCCCAGCCCAGCGGAGCCCCCAGGGCCCCCGGCGCGCGGGGCGCGCCCGGGCCTGGCCGGCCACGGGCAAGCGGAGCCCCTGGGCCCCAGCCCAGCGGAGCCCCCAGGGCCCCCGGCGCGCGGGGCGCGCCCGGGCCTGGCCGGCCACGGGCAAGCGGAGCCCCAGGCCCCCAGCCCAGCGGAGCCCCCAGGGCCCCCGGCGCGCGGGGCGCGCGCGGGCCTGGCCGGCCACGGGCAAGCGGAGCCCCTGGGCCCCAGCCCAGCGGAGCCCCCAGGGCCCCCGGCGCGCGGGGCGCGCGCGGGCCTGGCCGGCCACGGGCAAGCGGAGCCCCTGGGCCCCAGCCCAGCGGAGCCCCCAGGGCCCCCGGCGCGCGGGGCGCGCCCGGGCCTGGCCGGCCACGGGCAAGCGGAGCCCCTGGGCCCCAGCGGGCCCCAGGCCCGGCCCTGGGCTTTATATCCCTATTTGATCCGGATTTTGGCATATCAGGCCCCCCAGCGGGCCGGCCACGGCCGCGCGGATTGCACGGCGCGCAACCGTTGCGGGGCTTTCCCCCGTGGCCAGCGGACAATACAAGGCCCGCAAGGTTTCAACCGATTGCGCCCGGGCCCGTAAATCCCCCGGCGCATTCCCCCGCGCGGTTTTGATTATCTGGATCCATAGGGCGCACGGATCCAGACAATACCCTAGCCGGAATTCCGGAGCCGACAATCTACGGGCGCGCATGGTTTCACCCAAGCGGGGCCGGCTCTGCACCGGAGCCCCCGCACCGTTTGCACGGCGCGCCGGTTTCCTCTGTTTTTTCCCCCAGGCAACCAATACATATAAACGGGCTTTCCAGTAAATCCCGCGCGGTTTCAATTTTTTTGGTTTCCGTTTCCGGGCTCATATAATCCCCCTTTAAGATTTACAAAAAGCCCGGGCCGGCCATGGTAGCCGACCCGGGCTTGCGCAACGGGCAAAACGCGGGCCGGCTAGTTAATCCGCATGGGCATCAAAACCCCGATCCTGGTTTGATCCTGCGCCACGCTGGGATTAATCGCGGAATGCCCCCGGATCACAGTATTAGGATCCCAGCCCGCACGGGCCAAATCCCGCAAATAGAACGGGTTAAAAGCAATCGCAAAATCATCCGGTTGCGCGTGCGTGAATTCAACCGGGAATTCAACCGCGCCGTGCTCCGGGTTGCTATATTGCATTTTGCGATCCGATGCAATCAATTTAACAGAATTTGCCTTGTCAAAATCCGGAACGGCTTTGATGATGCAATCCGTAGCCGTGCGCACCGTGGCCAAATCAACCCCGAAATTCGCATGATCCAAATCGTTTGGGATAATTTGCGCCGGATCCGGAAACTTTCCATCTATCAACCGCGTGAAAATTTCAAGAGCCCAGCGCGCGCCCGTATTGTCAAGAGCCGTGAAATAAAAACGGGCTTGCGTTGAAACCTTTTCATTTTTACCAGAATACAGGCCGATCACGGGCTGGATTTCAAAAAGCCCGGAGCCGTAAAACCGATTAATCAATTTTACGGCTTGCTCCGGAATGATCACGCCCTGGGCCTGAATTTCGTTCGGGGAATTCCAAGAAACCAGGCCAGCGCAACGGTGCAACCGCCGGCCATCCGTGGCCGTGATGGTCCCCGCGTTGTCAATATGCAAGCCGTTCAAAACAAAACGATTTTGATCGTCCGAAATTGCCAGGGAAACCCAGGCCAGATCATCCGCCGGCCCCGTCAAAACCCCGCGCCCGTCAAAACCATCCCCGCACGGAATGCAAGGAAAATCATCCGCTGCAAGTACGGCCGCAAGGATACCAGACCCGGGCAAGTTATAGTTTGAAACCGTAGCCGGATCTATGGCCGTGGCCGGATTATCATACAAGGTAGCAAAATCCGCCGGCCCGTTTGCAGGGCGCAAGGCCACGGCCGGCCCCGTGATAAGCGGGCGCGGGGCCGTGATTCGGATGGACGTTTCCAGCGTGGTATAAGTGATCTGGGGGCCCTGGATCAAGCCGTATTGCAGGATCGGCAACGTGCTTTTTTTGGAAAACATTTTCAGGCCCCCTAGGATTTTGGAAAAGAGCACAGCCGGGGCCGGGGCCTTTTTGGCCCGCGCCGCGCCACGCGGGGCCCTGGGCTCCCGGGCCTTGCGCGTTTTCTTTTCGGGCTCCGGCTCCGCAACGGCCACGGGCTCCGGCTCCGCAACGGTTTCCGCAACCGGCTCCGGGCCCGGAACGTGCGCGATCACGGTGGATCCATAGGAAACCACAAGGGGCTCCACGGCCACGGGCTCCACGGCCACGGGCTCCACGGCCACGGGCTCCACGGCCACGGGCGCGGGCTCCGGCTCCGCAACGGCCACGGGCGCGGGCTGGGCCTGGGCCTGGATCACGCGCGCCACGGTTTCCGCGATTAGGTTTGACAGGGTTTCCGGACTAATCTGGATCATTCCGTTTTCCGTTTTCATTTTAATTTTCCCCGCTTTCTTTTTGATTTTTTTCGGCTTTCAAATCCTGCAAAATCGGAACGATTAAACTTAAAAGCATCACCCCCAGCGTGCAAAAAATTTGGATCATCCGCAAGGTTTCCACGGCTTGCCCCTTATAGCCACGAATGCCGCAAAAAATCCTGATAAGGGGGCCCGGGCTTTTTCTTGTTATAGGGCCCGTATGCAGCGCAATAAATCACATAGGCCAGATGGAAACCCATATCCATGCCGCAACCGGAAACCGGGGCCCGATATGCCAAGCAAACAGGATTGTTTTTGATGATGATAAAAGCGGATATTTTGCGGAACATACCAGACCGGGAAACGTGGTTCAATACAGTATAGATCCGCACGGACCCGGACTTGCGGGGATACGGGTAAAACTCCCGCAACCGCTGCGCCGCGTTGTCTATGGTTTCATCCCATTTTGATTTACGCATGGCCGGCCCCCTTTAATTGCACGCCGCAACCGTTGCGGCAATATCCCGCACGGTTTGCAGCGCATAATTGCGGAGCAAAGCCCGCACCGTTGCCAGGGCCCAGGCCGGCCCGCGCCGGGAATAGGCCCGCGCGTATTCCGTGCGGAGCCCGTGCGCGTATTCGGCCACCGTGCCCAGATACGCGCGCCACGCGGCAAGCATGATCGGATCCTGGGGCTGGACGTTTTCCACGGTGCAAGCGCGCCAAAATGACGTTTTCACCAAAACACGCCACGCCGCGCGCCGGTTTGCCTGGGCCCTGGGGCCCCCAGGCCTGGGGGCCAAATGCGGCCCCGGTTTCCGTTTCCTTGTTTCCATTTTGCTTTCCCCGCTTTCCCCGGCTCATGGCCGGTTTGTTATGTTACCTTTACCATAACATAAGTTTATAAACTTGTCAAGCCCCTTTTTTAAGTTTTTTTAATTTATTTATGATGCAACCGATCCCCCCATGATCCCTAGAATTTTGGGCCCCCCTTGCGGATTTTTTACCACCTTGCCATTAAAAAGCCCCGCGAAAAAAGCCCCCGGATCCCCCAGCCCGCGCCATGTTTCCCGGGCCCGCTGCGCACCGTTTCCAGAGCCCCGGCCAGGCCCCCAGGCCCGCGCCGGCCGTGCCACGGGAAACCAGGCCCCAGCCCCAGAACCCAGCGGAGCCCCCAGGAAAACCCCGCGCGCCCGGGCCCGCTGCGCACCGTTTCCAGAATGCCCAGGGCTGGGCCTGGGGACCGCGCGGCCGCGCCACGGAAACCAGGCCCCCGGCGCGCGCCGGCCGGCCCCGTGCGAAAAGCCCCCGGGCCCTGAAAATAATTTCTAGGGTATGAATTCCCCGACAATATGGCCACCTAATAAGGGGATCCTTGCGGGTTGGCTATGTTTTCTATATTCTGGGCCCGCTGGGCTCTGGGCCCGCTGGGCTCTGGGCCCGCTGGGCTCTGGGCCCGCTGGGCTCTGGGCCCGCTGGGCTCTGGGCCCGCTGGGCCTGGGGCCCGCTGGGCCTGGGGCCCGCTGGGCCTGGGGCCCGCTGGGCTCTGGGCCCGCTGGGCCTGGGGCCCGCTGGGCCTGGGGCCCGCTGGGCCTGGGGCCCGCTGGGCCTGGGGCCCGCTGGGCTCTGGGCCCGCTGGGCCTGGGGCCCGCTGGGCCTGGGGCCCGCTGGGCCTGGGGCCCGCTGGGCTCTGGGCCCGCTGGGCCTGGGGCCCGCTGGGCCTGGGGCCCGCTGGGCCTGGGGCCCGCTGGGCCTGGGGCCCGCTGGGCTCTGGGCCCGCTGGGCCTGGGGCCCGCTGGGCCTGGGGCCCGCTGGGCCTGGGCCCGCTGGGCTCTGGGCCCGCTGG